CACTTTTTCCGGACACGCCTAGTTTGTATCTTGGCGGAACGGGGCTTCTTCTCGCCGCCAATGATGACTTTCTTTTCTTTCGGCTTTTCTTCACTCATCTTCTAAGTCCTCATAAGTACAGTCGCCACTACAAACCTGTCGCGCCTTACAGTAATGATAGTTGTCGCAGCGTGGGTCGTAAGGACCATCGGGAGCTCCGCTGTTGCGTCGTTCCGCCCGGCGTTCACCACGCCTCTTGCCGACCTTGTAGGCGACGACAGAAGAGATAAGCCCCATTACTCACTCACCCTGTCGTGAGCACGAATGTCGTTCCAGAGAGTACGAGCAACGCCTTGTGCCTGCTCTGAAACTTTCTCCCGGTGGAAAGGGTCGTGGAGTGTCCCCCTGATGCGGTCAGCCACCTCGGGCTTCACCGAATACAGAGTGTTGAACCAATGCTGTCCATACCGAATGTCGCCGTCATCGGGGAACGATGACCGGACGAGCATCTCAAAATCTTCGTAGGTCATTAGAAGACTCCGTCGTCTTCGTAGTCGGGGAAATCGGGCTCAGGCTTCTCGGGCTCTGTCTCACAGAGGTAAGCCTCGGCTCGGCTGGCTTCGTGGTCGAGCCATTCGTCGTACCACGGTTCGTCTTTGATGCTCGGTGCGCTGTCGCTTTCCATAGGTAGGAATGTACCACCGGGGGGTATCAGTTTCCTCAGACAACCCCCGAAACCTCCAAAACGGGGCTCGGGAGGGGGGTGAGGGGCACCCACGGGCCGGAACCCGTGAGCGACCCGACCCCTTAGGCCAGCCCGACTCCTTAGGCCAGAGCGTCGGTGATGTAGCCGACCAACTCTTGTGCTTGGAAGCCACGCCCTGAGGCTTGTACCGACTCGGTAACTCCGAGCTCGCTAGCCACCCAGTAGAGGAACGAAAGGTTGTAGACCCCTTCACACTCGTCCACGGGCTCGCCGTTTGTCGTAATGCTTCCCTTCCAAGTGCCATCGCTCTTGTGACGACGGATTAGTTTCGCCTCTGCTAGTTGTTCCTCCGTGAAGTGTGGGAAGTAGAAAGAGGGGGCAAAGATGGTGTGCCCGTCTGGGATTATCTTCCTCCCCTCCAACGCCTCCCGAACACGGAAGATGAAGTCGCTGTCTGCCACTGTGGTTCCTTTCTTGTCGCTATCCACGGGGGGGATAATACGGCAGGGGGGTAAGAGTTTCTAACAGGGGCTCTGAGCCCCGGATTTCGTGTCGCCCACGGGTAGGGGTCGGGGGAACTGTTACCCCCCTTAGGTACAGTTCAGGCATGAACAACAGCGACACTTTCACTATTCATTCAGCAGCGATGGCGCTCGACGCTATCGACGAGACCCTAAGGGCTATGGAGAAGGCTCTTAGGTCTCACGGGTTCGAGAACGCACTAGGAGCCGAGCACTCCGACATTCTCGCCCTCGTTCACAAGTACGGTCACGCACGTAGAGCCATACAGGCGGTCGAGGAAGCGATAGAAGCAACCCTCACACCGTGGGGGCTTCCTAGCAACTGGAATAGTCGCTGGAACAAGTGATGGCTCGGAGAGACTGGGTAGCCCAACTGCCCACCGTCGAGGAGTGCGACAGCCAACTAGCCAGACTGTCGAGACTCATAGCGGAGAACATCGAGGACTGCCACGGCGACCCGAGGGAGACAGTTCGGCTATGCGACCTGCGGAGGTCGTGGCGTACTAAGCGCATCTGGGCGCACCGTTTCGGAAAGACAAGCCTGCCGTGGTGAATGGGGAAACGGGGCTCGGGAAAGCCCTCTCGGAAACTCTTACCCCCTCTGCGTATGTTGGGGGTATGAACACATCGACCAAATACCCAGACATTTCCATTCGCCTTGTCGGTGAGGACGGAAACGCTTTCTCTATCCTCGCACGGTGTACGAGGGAGATGGAGCGGAACGGCTTGCGAGACGAGGTGGACACTTTCGTATCGGAAGCAACCTCGGGCGACTACGACAACCTGTTGAGAACCGTTATGGCGTGGTTCTCGGTGGACAAGGACGAGGCCGACGAGGACGACGAGGACGAGGATTACTGATGAGCGAGAGAAGCGTGTACGCCTCTCACAGCGAGGCCAAGTGTGTTGAGTGTGGGCGTGTGTTTCGCCTACTGGACGAGGACGAAGCGAACGAATGGTTCTACGGTCACGACTGCGAAAGCGAGGACTGAAAATCCCGTTTGGAGCCCCGTTTGCCGGAATGATAGGGTTGGATTATGAATGAGAGACTGAACGAAGTTGGCATTAGCCCCCGGGGAACTATTACCCCCCTTCGGTAAGGTTCACCTCATGGAAACAGCGCAAGCATTCATCATCGTCATTGGCTTCCTTGTGAAGATGGCCGGCTTCGGTATCTTCGCCATTGGTCTTGTGACCGTGGTGAAGTGGGTACGTGCGAACGTCCCCCTTTTCTCGTCCTCTGAGGACGAGGACGGGGAACTTACCTACGACCCCGAATGGTACCGATGAGCGAGAACCGCCGAAAGGCTGCGTGGGCAACAGGCAGGCACATCAACTGCGTTAGGTGCTCCGACAAGCAGGTAACAGCCCCCGAACCTATCTACGAGGGCGACCCCCGACTGTGGGACGGTATGCGTTGTGCTTGGTGTCGCAAGAAACTCCACGTGGACTAGGCTGGGGTCGCAGGAGCCCTCTCCCCACCGCACATCATTCGGGGAGGGGGTTCTTGTTTATGGCGGGAGCCCCGGGTTCCGCTTCGCCCCCAATGGGGGCTCTCGGCTCATGAGGGGAGAGGGAACCGCCGAACGGGTCGGGGAGACTCTTACCCCCCTTCGTTATTGTTCTACTTATGAACAGCGACCACGAAATCCAAGATGACGACGACATCCGTGAGGAGGATGACGTTTGTTACGAGTACGACGACGACGACACCGAGCCGTGGGAGGATGACGTTTGGGCGGATGCCGACGCTCTCGCTAGTGCGGGATGGGGAACCGACGAGGACTACGGGTATTTCGGGGGCGACGACTACTAATCCATAGTGGGTGGGTCACTCGCTCACCCCGTCCTGGGCCCCGCTTACGCGGCGTCACCGCCGTATGGGCCGGGGTGGCGGGGGATAGGGCTACCGGAAGTGGACAGGTCGCTGAGGCTTTTATGTGTCCTGCCGAGGGAGCCAGCAGGGCTCATCTCGACGACAACGGACTTAGACGGATGCTCGAGCTTATCCAGCCTGCGACGAAGAGCGTCTATCTGCCCGATAAGGGTCATTACCGTCTTTTCCAGACCGAGTATTCGTTCTTCTGCATTATCCATAGCGACACCTCCGTTGCCCTAGCATACATCTATGAGTTCTACCTTGCGAATAGTGAACGACCATCTTGTTCTGGACTTTCCGTACGACAAAGAGCAGGTAGACGAGATAAAACGGATTACCGGCTCCAAATGGGACAAGATTTCGAGGGTATGGCGACTGCCCGTTACCTCGATAGAGGACGCTCGATTTTTCGCTGTACGGCACGGGTTTATCATAGAAAACGAAGTTCTCACGTTTCCAGTCCCCAAGAAGCGGACTGGAAGGAATGTCTCAATGGACGGCGACTGGTTGTATTTGGAGTTCCCATACGAGAGAGTCATTATCAAGTCGGTCAAGCAGGTTCCCGGAATAACTTGGAGTTCCACGAAAAAGGCGTGGATGGCTCCAAAGTCCTCAGTTGCTGAGGTAATCGCGTGGGCGGAGCATTTCTCTATCCCGCTAGACGACGAGATACGAGCGTACTCGGAGTCGGTCAAGAAAGAGGTCGGGAAGCTCATAGAAGCGTCACGTTCCACCGACGCAGAGATTGTGATACCGAGCCTCAGAGCGGAACTTCTCCCGTATCAGAGGGCTGGCGTAGCCTACGCATCCAATGCCAAGAGAGTATTCATAGCCGACGAGATGGGGTTGGGTAAGACTCTCCAAGCGATAGCGACTATTGAGCACGTGTGGGACAGTTATCCGGCAGTAGTTGTTTGCCCACCGAGTCTCGTTCTCAACTGGAAAGCCGAATACAACCGTTGGCTACCCGAACGCAGGGTTGAGGTCATACGCCCAGGGGCAAAGGAAGTACCCGAACAGGGCACCTACGACGTGTTGGTAGTTGGTTACAGCAACCTAACTAAGTGGGAAAAGCAACTGTCGAAGCATCGCTCGTATGTTTTCGACGAGAGCCACTACTGTAAGACGACTACGGCGAAGCGAACGAAGTCCGCTCAGAGGGTAGCCAAAAGCGCCGCAAAAGACGGTTTAGTTCTGTGTCTAACCGGAACGCCAGTTACGAATAGACCAGCGGAGTACGCATCTCAGTTGGAAATACTGGGCAAACTCAAAGAGTTCGGCGGCTTATGGGGGTTTTATCGTAGGTACTGTAACGCATTTCAGGATAGTTACGGTCAATGGAACATAAGCGGTCACTCACACTTAGACGAACTCAACGACAGACTACGGGGAACTTGCTACATACGGAGAACGAAAGACCAAGTTCTATCCGAGTTGCCCCCAGTAATACACAGCCCTGTGCTGGTCGAGGGGAACGCAAACTCTATGGCGGAGTATCGCAAGGCAGAAAGGGACATAGTTGATTATCTGGTCGAACGAGCGAAGCAGATAGCGAAAGAACTCGGACAGTCACCCCGTTCGGCGGCGGTAGTGGCAAGAATAAAAGCAGAGAGTAACGAAACATTGGTGAGACTTTCTGTTCTACGACGGTTATCCGCAAAAGCGAAAATGGCGAGTGTTGAGGAATGGGTACAGTTGCGAGTGAGCGACGGCAAAAAGGTTGTGATAGCAGCACACCATCGAGACATTGTTGATGAACTGGCTCGTAAGTTCGGGAACTTACGGATACAGGGCGGTATGGAAGTTTCTGAGATAGAAGAACAGAAAAGAAAGTTTCAGGAACTTTCGGTCGAGGAAGCACCCGTCATAGTCCTTTCTATTCAGGCTGCCAAAACTGGACACACACTCACAGCAGCACAAGACATTTTGTTTGTAGAACTTCCGTGGACACCAGCAGATTTAGACCAGACATTTTCGAGGCTACATAGACTCGGACAGAAAGGAAGCGTCACCGTTACATACGCACTCACCGAGGGGACGATAGACGAGGAGATTTACAGCCTCATTGAGAGAAAGCGTAGCGTTGTGAACGCAGCCGTCGATGGCGTAATGGCAGACGACGACGACGGGGCTATCAAACTCATACTTGACCTAATGGGTATCTAGGAAGCGGGAGTTGTGTCTCCGGGATTTTCTATGCCCACCATAAGTTCGTCCACTATTGCCCTAGCGTATTTGCGGCGCAAACGCCAGATTTTTTTATTTAGTTCCTGAATAGCCTCGGTACTGCGAGCCTTGTGTATTACACGATGGTCGTAGGTTCCGTACTTCTGGAACATAATGTCGTCTAGGTCGGAGTTCTCGATGATTATGTCGGAAATCCACCCAGCCTTTTTATCCATAGCAACCATCAGTTCGCAAAAGCCTTCATAACCAAAATCCGTGTAGACCTTGTTCGCAATAAGAGTAACGACGTGGTTCCGATAAACATCGGCAGCACTATCGGCAGCGTTCATAAACTCGCTGAGCCAAATAGCCATCTCATCAGGACTATTCGGCGGACTTTCATCAAACTCGTCATCAAAGTCCATTTTCTCGCCCCCGTTCCTGTCGAATGTCGGCAACACAATAATAACCGCACAAATCAACATCAAATGTCAAGCGAAAGAAAGTATGAACTCCTGTGCTTTCAGTTTCTTTTGCGTAGTGGACGAGTTCGAGTCCATAGATGCTATTGCTCGCTCTGTTGCCCCTGCGTCTCTGTAATGGTCAAGGTATTCCACATAGGCGTTGTATGCCGACCACCCGTTGTACCCGTACCCCTCGCCGTTGCGCTCATTGGCGTAAAGGGCACGGACTATTGAGGCGTTGTTTTGCCTATTCCGCCTTTGTCTATCTGTTTCTTGTGGTTTTTCCGGAAACATAGACTTGACGAAGTAATCAAAGCGTGTTGCTCCATTCGGCATAGAGACGGAAAGCATTTTCTCGGCAGCATTAGCAAAGTCCTTAGCCCATTCGGTAGAGATGTTCAGAACATTCTGCGCCTCCTCTATTGCGTATTCCGCATTTCGTGTGTGGCGAGCCGTGAACACTCGTTGTGCGTTGTTTATTCCTGCCAGTACCGTGTTCTTACATACGGCACGAATGCTTGTATTGGCGAAAGTAATGGCAGTTTTACCGTTGTGACCGTTGCGCACCAACAAATACCGTTCGATTTTGTCGTTGATACCTTTCGGGTCGATAATCAGGGAGCCGAGGTCAAGGGAGGAAAAGAACTCCCTCCCCCCGTCGAGCACGCCGGCAGTATCTACTACTGCGTCACCCCGAGAAGCCCCAACAACTGCGATGGCGTAGTCCAAGCACTCTCTGTTCTGCTGAACGACATACCGTGTGCCAACTGTCGCTAGACCGTCAAAAGAGCCGTCAGGATTTACCCGTACCGTTGCCCGACTATCTCTGACCAGTACGGGCGTACCGTCGGGGTTGCGAATGAAGTTCCCGTCTGCGTCCACGGCTGCGACATTCGTGATAACAACATCGAAATCTGCCTGTGCCGCCGCCAGCATCGCCTCGGCTGTTTGTAGTCCCTTCATTGGCGTACCGAGCCTGTGCCACGGTATCTCCCTGTCGGCATAAGCCATTCTTGCGAACCCTTTTGCGTCCATTTCCAAATCGTGAGACATCGTGTGCCTCCTCCTTGCGGTTCTGATAGATTTATCTGAAACGAATGATAGCCTACTAGGGACAGTTTGGCAACACGAAGCCCCGATAGCTCAGTGGTAGAGCAACCGCCTTGTAAGCGGTAGGTCGTCAGTTCAATCCTGACTCTGGGCTCTAAAATAGACCCGCCCGAGAACGGCGACGGGAGAGATGGCTGAGTGGCTGAAAGCACCTGTCTTGAAAACAGGCGTGGGTTTGTAGCCCACCGGGGGTTCAAATCCCTCTCTCTCCGCAAAAGTGTATCGTTTGTCTATGGACAAATGGAAAGATGCTGCCGAAGCACTGTATGACTCATTACTACTAAGTGAGTTAGAGGAGTACGACGAGACGGTCGTCGTCCTTCACGGTTACAGACGAGAGAAACTACGTGACGCTCTCGCATTGTACGATGAAGCCCGTAGGTATCAGGCGGTTGCTGACTACTGCGTCGCAATAGACGCTGGACACATTTAGTTGCGACCGCTGGTTGCTGCCCAGTTATCTATTCCTCCGCCCTCATTGTAGAGATACGAAGCAACCCGTAGATTACATTCCACCGTTAGTAGAACGGTTAGGTCGCCCCATCGAGAACCGCACACTTGCGCTGTCACCGTTTTCCACGAACTGTTGATTTGTAGAAGCCCACTGTCGTAAGAATGAATGGCTGAACACTTCTTGTATCTATCGGCAGGCACTCTCTTACAACTCCAATAGCCGGTACCCGGTTTGTAGTTCCACCCGATTACCTTCGGCTCGCATCGGCTCTCTCTCCACATAATGTAGGAAAACCGACTAACTGGAAGGCCGTACTTTTTTAGTGCTCTTTCCCATTGGGGGCAACGCTTTATTGTCTCGCTTGCTGACTGTGTTGATACGGAACCCGTGCGCCATTCCTTTTTCGGCTTACTTGGAACGCCCTCACGGGAGAGTCCGTGTTTTTTGAGGTAGGCGATGTGCGCTTGGCGTGTTTTCTCTCCATACACGCTGTCCACCTTCACGCCCCCTATGAGCACTTGTAGGTCGTGAGTTGCGTGACTCTGCTCGCCCCACGAGAACTGGAACAACGGCACTTTCTCGTGGTCTATGTAGTAATACAACTTCGGTTTTGCCATTCTGTATTTGCCCGTGAACTTCGATTTGTAGCAACCCCAACCCGTAAGACCCACTGCTGGTCGCTTGTAGTGCCATACGACGGGTATGCCTTTTCGTTTTGCCCAGTCTTTATCTCGGTGGTGGATAGTGCTCCAACCCTTGACGGCAATACGGTTGGCGACTTCTATTTGTTCGGCGCGGGTCGCCTTGTCGGGGGACGGTGCGAACTCCTCGCCCCCGAACCGCTCCCAAGTACCCATAGACGCTTTCGGGAACTGACTGGCAGTCATAATCCCGAGACCGCCCGCATAGCGCCCGCCGTTCTGCCAGTCCTGCGCTGTTTCGCATTGTGCCAGCTCGTCCCAGAATGAGTCGGTCGGTAGGGCGTGGGGTCGCCTGACCGCTTGACTGCGTATGGTCGAGGGGCTTAGGTCTAATGGGTATTCCTGCCCCTGAACCTCGCCCGTGGACGGTGTGGCAGTCGTAACGGCGACCTTAGGTGCCTTCGGACTGACCCCCTCTCCCTCCTTCGCCTGAACCTGACCCCACCCGTAGGTGGTGACGAGGATAAAAAGGGCAGGAATGAGAGAAAGGTGTCTGTTCGTCAAGTTGTCTCCAAGCCTCGGCGGATACGGACTGCCCTACCATCGGGTGGGCTATGAGGTGTTTCTCAATACTACCATAAATGGAATGGAGTATTTGGCACCTCCCCATACCCTAGTGCCTAGAACGGGGCTCCACAACCCCTGCGGGGAGATTTCTAAAAGAACCCTATGCCGAACTTCTCGCTCAGGTGGTCATTTATGTTCTCCGGCATAACGAACTTCACGACGAACTCCGTGTCCGACCTGACTTCCATTACGTCGACATCCATTGCGAGACAGATTTGGAACGCCATTTCAGCGCAATCTACGCCTAGTTCTGTGCCTTCTTCTTCGTCCATAGTTTCTTCATCAAAGAGGAAGTAGTAGAACCCACTGGCTATCCCTTCCACGAGCGTAAGGAAAGCGGCTTTCTGTTCTTTGGTCATTTCTTCTGGTGTTTGTGCCATAGACCCGTACCTTACTCCCGTTTACTGATACGCGCGCGTAACGCTGGTGATTTATTGTTACCCGTGGGTAACCCGTGTTGCGCTGGTCACCGACGGTTGGTATGTTGGGGCTGTACCTCAAACAAGGAGAGAGACAGAATGAACAACAGTTCAGGAGTATTGGTCGGGAATGTTACACAAGACCCCGAACTAACATTTACAACATCAGGTCAGGCACGCCTCGGATTTTCCATTGCGTGTAACTATGTCTGGTACGACAACGCTGGTGAGAAACAAGAAAAAGTTTCATACTTCAACATCGTTGCGTGGCGGTTCATCGCTGAGGCAGGGGCACGAGTCTTGGAAAAGGGTGTTGGTGCGGTCGTGACCGGACGCTGGGAACAACGCTCATACGAGGACAAGGAAGGCAACAAGCGTTCCACCGTTGAGTTTGTCGCCGAAACTATTGCGGTGAATAGTCTCTCGCTAGAAAGTATCGAGCGTCGCAAGCGTCAAGACAACGAGGGTGGCAATACGAATACCCGTGGCGGTCAGCCGTCGAGTGGTCAGCGTCGTCGCCCTGCGATGGCGAGTGTTGCGAACGTTCCAGACGACGAACCTTTCTGACCGGTTTTGACCGTCACGGCATACCCGAGAGTGTGCTACGGTGAGAAACGAAAAAGCCTCATCTATCGTAGTAGTCTCGCCCCCCGAGACTCCGATAGGTGAGGCTCTTTCGTTACTTGGAGAATGTTTGTGTCGGGCAGACTTCTAATCCTTGCGTGGTGCCTGTGGCTTCCCCTAATGGTGTGGTGGTGGTGGTACTAGCGTGGTGTTGTGGTGGTACTACTAGCGAAACGGTGGCACTGGTTACTTACCCGTAGACACCCGTGCGCCTCTGTCGCTATTCGTTAGTCTCGCCAGATACCGCCGTCTTCCGACCATAGTTCCATTACGAGGCGTAACATAGCGTCATTGACATTTCCACTAATGATTTCTTCCGCCTTGTGTGTGGTTACTGCGTCACTCACCTTAGACAGTATCGTGCGTGAGATTAGATACTTTCCGTCACGCTTCTGTCGCCCTTCGTGAATACGCCTATTGAGAACGCTCATCTGACTTTTCAGTAATGCCTCTAATGCTTCGGCTTCCCTAATCGTGAGTTCGATAGTCAGTCTGTCTTTTGTTTCGTCGTGTGCTTCACTTTCCTCATCTGTTTCGTCGTGTGCTTCACTTTCCTCATCTCTCATAGTTCTGTCTCGCCTGACCTGCCTCGGGTGGTGACTCCTAGTAGTCCCTGCCTGCGTGCTCTCATAATGAGTTTCGCTGCGGTAGATAGTGGTCTGCCTGTTTGGTTCGCTATGTATGCCTGTATCGGTTCGCCTCTTGCGTATGCCTCACGATAAAGAGTTGCTATGTATGCGAGCATCTCAACTGTGGTGCGTGAACCTTTGTGTGAGGGTATCTCAACCTTGCCTGCGGTGATACTTGGTGGTGTGTATCTACTGCGTCGGACTGAACGAATGAGTGTGCCGAGTCTTAGCGAGCGTAGTATCTTGCCGTTGAGTTCACGAGTGCGTGACGGTGTACCTAGTGCGTCACTATCTAGTAGTGAAATGGTGACTGATACGGGTGCGTCACCTGTGCGAGTGTGTCGCCAACCAATAGATACCCGTACGCCTCCGCCGACTTCTGCGCCTAGTGCGTCGAGTGTCGTATCGTTATCGGTAGTGAAGTCGATGGGTAGGGGTGTGGGTGTGTGGGTATCCCGTGGTGTACCCGTGTCGCCTGCGTCGTTCACTTAGTCGCACGCCAGTCCACGAGCTGCCCCTGCCATTGTTCTATCGCTTCCTCCGTACCGCACGATGAGCACACTTCGGTCGTGTTGTCTAGGCGTGAGATAGCACCGGGGTATGCCCCCGGTGTCTCATTGTTCGGAATGAAACCGTGGCAACGGGGGCACTGGCGAAACCTGTCGTGCGTGTCGGTGTGTGTAGTCATAGTGCGAGCATACCTCTCTTAGTTGCCGAGCGTGATAATGTCGCCGACCTGAATGAATGACGAGCCTCGCTTGTCTGCGAGGTCGAACGCCGCTTGTAGTGTGTGTCCCTCGCAATACCTTTCGGTGATACTGCTAAGTGTGTCGCCACCTAGAACGGTCACGGTGAGAGACGGACACGAATAGGCGTACTTGCTATCGACTACCTTGCCGATGACGAACACGAATGAATAAACGAGTGCGACTGCGAGCAACGCCTTCACGATACGGCGACGGCGACGAACTGCGAGACGGCGAGCGTGCTTCGGTGTTGCTTCCCACCTGATACGGGTAGCCCGTGGGTGAGTGGTTGGGTGGTAGGTGGTGTGTAGGGTGTGTGTCCTCATACCTTCGACGGTACACGAATGGAATGGTCGAGTCAAGCATTTCCACGGTGTTTGACCCTGTGGATAAGCCTGTGGATAACTGTGGATAACTGCCTCGGGAGCCCCGCATACTTTCCTGTTTTACTGAGAATACGGGGGGGAGCCAAATTTCAAATTTTTGACCCCAAACTTTCTCTGTTAGATTTATCCAAACACCCCTAGAAAACTCTCGTTTCTGGCTTAACGGACATCATCCGGTTAGTCGCTGCTTATCCAGATTTCGCTCCAGACGTTCTGCACCATTGAGCATTTCGGGTGTCAAATCGCCATTTCTCTCGTAGTAAGAGATGTAGGCATCCGCAATAGGGTTTTTGTACTCCCTTAGCAGCCTGATAACTGTCTTGATTCTGTCCTCTGGTGTACGTAAGGTCATTTTTTGTCTCCTAGCCGTTGTGGCAAATAGAATTTTGACAGATATTTCAGCTCCTGTGGATAAATCTATCGGAATTACGGGCGTTTGGCCGCCGGTCGCTTAGTTGCCAGCTTTACGCCCCCTTTTGTCGCCCGGATGGAGCGAGCAATCTTGGGGTTCATCTCGACATAACCCTCATCTATGAGATGCTGGATGAGTAGGTGGGCCGTAGAGGAGCTGGTATAGCCCACACAGGCCCCCACTTCGCGTACGCTGGGCGCAAACCCGTTTTCTTTCACATACCCCAGAATGTAGCGCAGAGCGTGTCTGGCGACTTCTGGTGAGCTAATGGGGTATCCCTGGCGTGGCTTCTTTGGCCTCATTTGGTGTCCTTTCAGGATGGGTGAATCTTGAGTCTACAAGTATCAGCCTTGCTGACACATATAGGCTCGAGTTGGTTTCCGGATAAATCTATCCGAACTTGGGATTGGGGTGTCCTGGGTCTGGGTACTTTGGTGCGGAATATCGTCCGACATTTTGGTCGTCATCCTGGTCAATCTCGAACTGATGCAGTTCGAGAGGGCCCTTTTTAAAAAAAATCGCGTTGGGGCTTACGCCTTCGGGGGAATGTTTTAGCCAGAATCGAGCAGCGTAACGGGGGATGCGGCGCTGGGGCGGCTTTTTCCAGATATAGGCGTTTCTCCTGATGAGGTCCTCGTAGGCCTCCTGGGGCGTGCTGCCTAGGCCTACGCGCTTGGCGGCAGGTGAGCACCAGTAGGCGGAACAGGACTTATCGTCGCCAAATGCCGCATTATCGAGCGTGGTGTAAACGTTGGGAAATGCCGCCCACTCCCCGCCCTCGTACAGACCGCTATAGCGAGTCTGGCGAATGACGATTGGGTATAGCTCGAACCCCGGGTCAGGGCCGTAATCCTTCGGCCTTATCTTTTTACGATGCTTCATCCTTGGCGTGTCTCTTTTGGCGAAACCGAATCTGGCTTTAGGAGGTGTAGTCCGATGAATGGAAACTGCATTTTCCCTCCTGAATAATCTTTTGTTTCCTGCATAGTGGGCCCGGTGGGGATTGAACCCACGACCAAGGGATTATGAGTCCCCTGCTCTGACCACTGAGCTACAGGCCCGAACTTGTGTCCGAACGACTCTCTTATCCGTCGAGCCTGACCAACATGAGGGCGCTACTCATTCTTCGCGCCAAATGACATTCTCAAATTGGGGCACCTTAATGCTGGAACTCACCTCTTTTACGGGGATGGGTTCCGACTTATTCGAGAACAGACATGGCTCAGACTCCATCAGGAGCTTTATGAGAAGCGCTGGCTGAACATTTATGCGCTTCATCTCGCGCTCCTGTTCTCTGGCGTACTCCTCTATGTCGTATGTGTCCCTGCTCGTCACCTATTCCTCACTTTTCGTTTGGCCGAAACGATGCCGCCAGCAGAAACCTCCCACGCCTTGGGGTTTCCCGATTTCGTATTCGTATCTTTCATAAACTTTTGTTCTGTGGCGGACATGCCATACAGAATTGCCCCCGTGAAGGCTACGAGAAAAATCACCGCCCCAAAACAAAAAAGAGTTGCTTGAGACACGGTCACCAATCCCTGTCCTTAATGGTGAGCATGAAGCAACCGAGGGCGAGAATTGAGGGCACCCAGATGCCGACGTAGATGCCGTTGAGTTTGTCTGCCTCGGTGTCACCACTGAAGAAGAGCGAGATGCTCAAAATCAAGCCAGCGAGCGCCGCAAGAATTGTTGTTGATTTGAGTATTTTTATGGGCTTCATTGTTGTCCTTTTCTGTTGTTTGTTTATCTGGTTTTGTTCAACTCAGCCGTCAATTGACGGATGGTCTCCTCGTACGCTACACAGCGAGCCTGAAGACTTTCAAGCTCTTTGACGGCGGCAAGGCAAATTTCTGCCGGCGGCAAGAGCCTGCGAATATACGCATCATTATTGACTTCTTCGTCAAGTAGCGTGGCGCCAATTTTAAGCCGAGTAATGATGTCGCTCGTTGTCAGGTCATCCCCCACGGTTCTCCTCTCTATCGTCGTCAATTGACGAGCTATGTCTCAGTACGCTACAGGCTGGGCCCCCAGAAGTCAAGGGTGAAGTGGGCGCTGAGGGTCTCGAACCCCCGACCTACTCGGTGTAAACGAGTTGCTCTACCGCTGAGCTAAGCGCCCTTGTCTTTGCCAAACTTTACCCACGCTCGCTCATGGAAGAAGTACAGAAGTAGTTCCCATGTTTGCTGGGCAATGCCAATAGCAATAGATGGCTTTAAGTCGCGTGTTATGGCAAATGCAATAGTAAATGTTAAAATAAGGTCAGTAAAATACCAAGTAGTGGTTTTTAGAAGAGACTTTTTTACGGAGTCACCGCCACGTGGCCCCATACCTACTCTACTGGCGCCCTATGGAATCATCTTTTTTGGGGGTATTGGAAGCCCCCCGGCGTTCATTCTGAGCCATGTCTTTTCATCAACAATATTGTATGTCCATGCATCCTGTGTATATCCGAGATTTCCGGGGTGAGGGCGTCTGTCGACAAGAGATTTCAATATCGCTCTCTCGCCGGTTTCCTCGATAGTCACAAACCATCTAGCAACCGGGTCTGTGGTATGCCAAATGACGTAAACAACTTCATAATCGTTTCCGCCGATGTGTATCTCGCCAAGTGTTCCTCTATTGTTGGGCATTTCTTTAGTCCTTCTACGGTAGTTGGTTTTCTTTGATGAACTTGGCCACGTCTCCAACAACTTCGAAATGAATCATTGTTCTTGATGGCGGTCGTTCTAGGGCAAATTTCGGCAAATAGCGAGAGATGTCATTGACTACCGAGCCTATCGGTTCTGGTTCAATCCATTCAGCCGTAAACATTTGGTCGGTCCACTCCCATTTAGCAAGGCATGTTTCGCCATCGCCCCTGAAAATGACATTTACGCTATCAAACCCATCATGCTCAGTAATGTCCATGCCGATGGAAACATCGATATCTGTTAGCTCGTTAATCAAAATTTCTGTTGCCCCATTGATGCAATCGAATTCAATAGAATCTGGAACCGGCTCCCAATCCTGCGTCCACATTAGACCGGTGCCTATTACGTTGCCCAGGTCTTTCCAGTGCGTAATTCGTGGCCCGCTGCAATCTGGAAGCGAGCACCAGTAGTTAGTCCATGAGCCCCATGCTGGGATGTTCCAGTTGGCTTGAACTTTATTGCGCCTAAGTTTATTGAACGAAGTAAGCATCTTGTAGTAGGTGCTGTTTCTCGGTATCGGCCCAGTTTCTCCCCTATTGCTTTTGCTGAAGCGCGGTGCGCGGACAACCCTGTCGCAGCCTATGAGACGAGAACGATGGACGTAGCCACGAACGTCTTTTTCCCACTGCGTTTCCGGTGTCTTGGACAATTTCATCGTCTTGTATTGCTTAACGACATCTTCATAGTTGAGACGTTCGAGTGGATGTTTTGGATATTTAAAGGATGACATCATTTCCTTTCTCAGTGCCTCCGGTGGGAATTGAACCCACGGCCAACACCTTATAAGAGTGCTGCTCTAACCACTGAGCTACGAAGGCTCGGAGTTAGGCGGATATTCGCTCTGAAATTTCAGTAGGCCAAATATTGGGCATCTTCTACCCTCCCAGGTCATATTCGCTACTAGCCAGCAAGTCGCTGACGTGCTTTGGATATAGTATGAATCCACGGGCAGGATTGTCAAGGCCTCCAAGAGATATTTTCGTAGCATCATTAAAGACTTTTTTATTAAATTTTAAGTATCTTTTTAATCTTGCAACTTCGAGCATTAAAAATGCTCCATCTAAAGAAAATATATAAATCCACCATTTAGAGGTAGTTACATTAATTCCGCTCGGGACCCAAATTCTTTGTCCGTTTTGGTCGAGCATCCCTCTGGGGTTTTGGTTGGTCTCTATGACCATGCGACCATTTCTGTATCTATCTGTTTTGACTTCATAATCGCCGGTTGTTATTGCCCTAAGAAAAGAACGAGCATAATCTTCCCCCATCTCACCGAACTTTAAGTCCTCGTCAAAATTGAACTCCTTATTGGAAATATCAAAACCCTTCATGGCGCCGTCTTATTATTCTTCACCCACTCGCTGTGGGTGATTGGCATTTCTTCCATAAAAAGAGATGCTGCCGCATTGGCGAATTCCCGTATCTCTATCTGGGCCGTTTCATGCGTTCTCAGAGATAGGAAGTTCATTAGTGACCTTGCATTGACTGTCCAATAAAATTCAGTATATGCACCAACCGGTATCACCACTCTGGCCAATTCCTTCGCTACGCCCATACTGAGTAATTGACGGTAATGCGTAAACGATTGAGTGTACGATTTTTCGATTTCGCTACTTATGGAAAGTAACTTATTTTCATCAGTTATCGGCTCAAAACTGTATGCGCCAGGCTTCCCAGCCTGAGTTCTTATGTATTCATACTCTGGCATGTATGCATCCTCCGTCATCTCTGAGTATCTTCCAGAAAATTCATTGAAAGAGCCGATGCGATGCCTAAACCACTCACGAGCGACAAATATTGGGCATCGAACGTGAAATCTGAAGGCGTTATGCTCGAACGGTGTGCCGTGACGCTCACGCATTAGAAAACCTATTAATCCGATGTCTGCGGTTGTCATTTCTTCCGAACGCTTTGCGAAGGAAACGCGAGCAGCATTTACCACTGATAGGTCATCGCCCATACAGCCGTCCAGCCGAACAAAGCCCGACGAGCCTATGTAGATGCAGTTGTTTTTTTCATTTTTCATGCGCCCTGGGCAGGACTCGAACCTGCAACCTACGGATTAGAAGTCCGGTGCTCTATCCATTGAGCTACCAAGGCCCTTTTCGCTTTTACGTTCGAAATTTCCCCATCAAGCGACGCAACCATATCTCATTCATCAGGATAGTTCAACCGAATAATAAGCAATTTTATGTTTTATTTTGTACCCCCAGCAGGGCTCGAACCTGCGACCCACGGATTAAAAGTCCGCTGCTCTACCAACTGAGCTATAGGGGCTCGAGCTAGGAGAAATGTTTTATTATTGCCGTGGAAGCAAGGACTACCCATAAAACGTTGAAAATGATTATGGTGGGGAGCGTTTTTACTGTGGATGTCCAGATGAGTGCAATGCTGGAAATAATTGCAAAAATGTATATCCACCAGAACTGTTTGCCAAATAGAAGACCAGGAAAGATAATTGCAATTTTTGTGGCAAATCCACATGCCTCCAGGGTGTTGGCGCGCGTCCAATAGGACGGTGAGGACATGGTTTTAATGGCTAAAAAAATCTTCCCAAAAAAGATGAAGATGACTTTTATGTTATTCATCAGCGTTCATTCTACGTGCCATGTGTCCGAACAGCAGGACTCGAACCTGCACTGAGGGGATTTTAAGTCCCCTGCCTCTGCCAATTGGGCTATGTTCGGTTGCGCCAGTCCGAACGGCAGGATTTGAACCTGCGGCCCCCTGCTCCCAAAGCAGGTGCGCTACCAAGCTGCGCCACGTTCGGGCGTATTAAACACCTTCTGATTCTTCTTCTTCTATTACTGCATTGATGGCCGCAAGAATTTGTTCGGTAGAAATATCGGAAACCCCATCGACGGCTCTGTACACCCAATCGCCATTTTCCTTAATCGAAATATCGACAAGACCGGCCTTAATTAAGAGTCGAAGGTCTTCTCCGAGCTCGTCCATACTGTATTCACTCACTTAGGGCCCTCTCTATCTTTCTTATCATTTCTTCAGCCGTTATGGCCCTATCTTTCGCATTCATAAGAGACGACTCAAGACTTTTAATTCTCTCTTCAAGGGATTTTATTTTTTTTGAGAAGTAAAGGCTTGCAGAAAGCCATTCCACATCTTCCGTGATGAAGGTCTCTTCTTTGAAATTGTCGCTCATTGTTCCTCTGATTGTTCGGTGGGCCTGGAGGGAGTCGAACCCTCACTCCGTAGAACAGGAACCTAAATCCTGCGCGTCTGCCAGTTCCGCCACAAGCCCGTGTGCCATGTCACACGAAACTTACACTGTGGTTTATCACTTCTCAATACCATTGTCCAATGGAATTTTTACTAAACGAAACTTACGCCCACCTCAGTAGCGATAGGAAAAGAAGAGCCCACCGTAGGGTCGCTAGTCTTTCCAGCTATCGCCAGACGAAGACTTCATCAACAGGTAAAAAACAGCGAGAAAAAATATAATCCAGACATTAGCGACCTGTTCCACCGCTCCTCCAGTGTTTGACGTTTCTCAGGTAAACGAGAATATAGGCAATTGACCCCAATATAAACCCATATGTCCGGGTTTGTATGGCAAAGACTACCCAGAGGCACTCCATAACGATTAGCCAGAGAAATGCCTCCCACCTCTTTTTCCCAACGAAGTACATCCCCATAACGCCCATCCCGGCGAGCAGCCAGGACCACTGCAACTCTGTCATTTGGGGCCCTTTCGGTTAAAATGCTTCACCATTTCGTCCCCGTCCATTACAACCGCATTCTGTTCTAGGCTGTTTCTTATCTCCAAAAGCCTATCTATAACACTTGAGATAGAAACTCTAAAGAATTGGTCATAAACATACATTTCAGATAATTCTGTTAGGTATTTGTCTAGTTCAGTCATAGTAGCGAGATATTAGTAGAAAAAAAATCTCGGTTGGGGGTTGCATCGGGTATTTAGATGGCATATATTCTTACCACCTACATAAAACGGAGGAATTTCAATGTCCGAGTACAGCAAGCTCAAGAACAAGGGGCTTCACAGGGGTCGGCCGAGGCTGTCCGAAGGCGAAAGGGCCGAACGGAAGCGTCTCATGACCATCCGACAGGAGGCTCGTCGCCGTGCCCTCATCGTTTTGCAGCATCGTTACCCAGAGGACTACGAGAATATTCTTGCGGCCGAACTCAAGGAACTAATGAAGGCAGAAAAGTAGAACTTAGTTCCTACTCTTTTGTCTCTGTTAGGGACATCTTAAGTCGCTCTTCTCGAGATGGAAGCTTACTCTTGGATTCGCTCTCGTCGATGGCTATCGCGTCCATCAGCGAGTCGTTTTGTCTGAGCATTTGAGAGTTCAGTATTCGAATCAGGGCGGTTGAGTTTGGCTCCTTGGTTGAGCCGAAAATTGTTGACATAGTTTAGTCACCGTCCCTATCAAACCTTATGGGCTTTTGCTTTTTAGGGCGTTTACGCTTGGTTCTGCCGTATTCCGATTCAAGCCACGTGTCGTAATCTTCCGGCTCACCATGAGCCCCCTGTGCATAGCGCTGGTATTCATCGTAGAGGTCGTCACTATCCTCAAAGCGTGGCATGGTCATTATTGAATTTCAGGCTCATCCGGGACGACTCCCAGAATAGTTTCTATGTCTTTACGCAAAACAGAGTTGATTGATTTCCGCCCTACTTCTGCGTCTGGATGCAAGTAGGCGGATATGCCCTCCGCAAACATTTCCAGAAGACTTTCGTGAGAAAGCTGCGATATGGCTCTCGGCGTATCCGGCGTATCCCCGAACGGTATTGCCCTGTATTTGGATAGCGGTTGATTGGAGCAATATTTTTCCGCTATTTCAAGCAGTCGAGAACTTTCCCTGTTCTTGAGCGACCCTATGCCAACAGACCTTTCAGAGTCATTGAGGACCGCTATGTGCAAATAGTGGCCCCACTCATGACGCAGGTGTCCAGAGAATGACGAATCTATTTGTATGTCTCCGCTTTCTGGGGAGCCGTCGAGTGCCTCCCTCGGTATTAGAGATTTGGGGGAAAAACTTATTTCATTGCCAAACGGGTCAAATACTGAATGAACGAAATCAATGCTCTGGTCTGATTTTTCTGCTGCATCAAGATGTTCTTTGATAAATCCTGTTTCCATCAAACTTTTCTCTGCAGATTCAGAACGAATAACGAGTGATGGCATGCCATATTTGTGCACGGCATTTAGAAACTCGCTTGATTCCAGTAGTGCCCTTTCGACTGCGGTGCGCAGCTGCGATAGGGGGCCAGTGGAAAAATCAACGGCGTTAGACTTATTTTCTGCCCATTTATCGAATCTTTTTCTAAACGGTTCAATTATTTCTTTATTTGATTTATCGAGCGAATTCATCTTTACCAGAGAGGTAAATTGCTCGTCTCTTGACATAGGAACACACATCTTTGATATCTCTGATGGTGTCATTCCAAAATACATTGACCGTCCATCGGCGAGGGGCGGCCTAGTTATCGGCGCGACTGTCCTCTCGGCCGAATCTAAGGCTTTTATAAGAGATGGTTCTATTGATTTTCTCTCAATATTGATATTCGGCATTCTTTTGCCGGTTATTTTTCTTCGAGGGGCTTCCGGGTCAACGGAGACTATGCTGCGGCGACGTGGTTGGCCGGAATTGTTTTTTTCCATAACGAATGCATTGTACTTTTAATTATAGTTTGCTAGCGGAAGGTCGCTTTTCGGAAAGACGCATACCACAATCTAGGCAGAACTCCGCCCATGGATAGTATTTCCGTCGATTAATGGGGTGTCCGCACTCAAGCAAATCGGTGGCCGCTGCGTTCAGAACGTGCCTAATCCAGGTTGATAAATTCACTCCGCTTACTTCGGCTGCTTTTTTCCATTTCGCTCGGTCTTTTTCGTTTACGCGGATTAGAACCTGCTTGTCTACTGGCCCATCGTCGTCTTTGGTCATTGGTGCAACGGATAGATTGGGCATTTCGCCAACTACCTTGTCCATAGCTTTTCTCATAGAGTTTTTCTCACTCATCCTCAGTTATTAATTCTCCCTCAGCGACCATTTCGTCTTCGACGATGTCTGCGTCTATTACATCGCTATCGCCATCAAGCAGTTTCTTAACCATAGCCGGTGGGAGTATCCCTGAAGCGCCCATAAGTTCGAGCAGTTTTTTGGCCTCCGATTCGGGGTCAAATTTTTCGCTTTCCTGATTTCCCAGGGCACCGGCAAGAGTGACCTTAATTGGGTCGGAATTTATTTGGTTCATATCCATCTGCACGTTTAGATTTACGTGGTCCATACCGAGCAATTTCGTTCTTCTATCCATAATAGAAAGAACTTGTTGAATCGCTTTCATATCCGGCTCAACGGGCACCTCTGAGCCGTCGTCCATTTTGACCTTACGATGCTGAGTCATCGGCCATATTGCCTGCTGGAGGCTGTCTAAGCGCTCTAGCTCCATTCTGAGGACCTCTGGGTATGCCATCATCGTTTCTTGATTCATCTTCTCTAGCTGGCGCTGAATGGCCTTAGAGACTGCCCTAGTTGTCACCCCGAACCGTCTCGCTATTTCTGAAGTCGATGTTCCGGCCTGCCGCATCTTGAATATGCGAGCATCTCTTTCACTGAGGAATTCTCGAGATATGGGCTTGTTTTTGTCGTTTGTCATTATTCCTACTATGTGGAGCTTCCGGAGAATTCGATGACCTCAAACGGGAATCGTTTACCCCTCTTTATTTTAGTAGGCCATGGGCGCTCATCTCTGGCACCACGGAAATGTCGAACATCATATGTGTATGGCGTTGAAGCACCGAAATCTGGCTGGAGTGATATTCCAAATTCCGGCCACCGAGACCATACTGCCGAGCCGAATGGCCTAAGGTCTCTTGTAGACGTAGTCTGGCCGAGGGGGGCATGGTGCTCCAGCCACAATGCGCACCCATAGACGGTTCTGATGTAGTCAAGATACTTGGCCACCTCAACTGCTATCGCCTCCGACGTTCTTCCACCAGGGTCGACAAATGACTTATAAAGAGGTCCCATTACGAGTATCTGCGGCTGAGTTTTCTCTATCTGCTCCTCAAGAAGCATTCTGTCGCTTACTCTCAACAGGTCAATGCCAGATGGCTTAATAAAGAGCTCGGCCAGAGATTTTCTCTCGAATCCATAGCTGAGGGCTTGGGCCTGAATAGACCGAGAGGTTCGTCTGATAATTTTTTCTGGGTTTTCCAGGTCCACGGTAAGAGTCCGGACAGGACTAATTCTTTGATACGTAAAAGGGTGCATTCCAGTCGCGGTGAGTATGGCGACCTGTCTCGCGAGCATTGTTTTGCCAACGCCCTCTGCTGCGACAACGATAACTCGCTCCGACTTTTCAAGAAGCCACGGTATTACCCAGTCATAATTATCACTGGATGACTCTTTTAGGAATTCCTCCCAATTAACAAGGCGGCCAGCGTCCAGCGTTAATTCTGTGGAGGAATAGGAATGAATAGCATTCGACACCTTGACTATCTTCTGTTCGATAGTTAGGTCGTCCCTGTTTAGAAGAGTAGATATTTTCGATAATACGACCTCACCATCGCTGGCTCCTTCGCCCTGGTCCAGCCCAGTTGATGTATTTGTTTTTTCCACCGTAGATACATCAAAAAAAACCAAGTCATCTATGCCCTTACCAGAATTAAGATGCTCTGTAATGTCTTTTACGTCTGGGCATATCCATACCTGAACGTCGCACCCGACTTTTTCTAACTCCGAGCAGACGAGTGCGGCATGCTCTTTCCCTGGTGTGTCGTTGTCTGCAATTATGTCAATCGTTGCACCAGCAAGAGCTGCTGTATGTATGTCTAGCCACTTGCCGGCGCCACCTGGGGCAGTTGTTGCTGTCGCACCCATCTCGGTGAGGGTGTCTGCATCCTTTTCGCCCTCGACAATCCAGATTGGGTCGCCGCCCTTAACGGCTTTTAATACCGTCGGAAGGTTATATAGAACCTTTGGAGTGTCGCCCAAGGAATAGGTCCACTCTCCTCTTCCTGACGGCTTTCGTTGCCTAAATGTTTTTACCCCATATTGATTTACATATCTAACTTTTTGAAACAGTAAGTTTCCGTCTTCGCCTAGATAGTCGTAAGACTTGACAAAAGTAAGCTTGTCTTTTTCTTTAATCGGCTCTGGTTCTTTCGGTGGCCATAGGTCAGATGTGGTCAGGCCAATCGATGAGCATATTTTGTCCACATCGCACCCGTTCCCCCTGTGACAGTGGAGCAATACCTTCCCATCGTCACCCTCCGCCACGGATAGGGAAGGATTCCTGTCATCGTCCCTGCAGGGGCATGAGGCCTCCCACCCCGCAGGGGTCGACCTGACACCGACGAGTCTGCTGAGGAGCGTTTGCGTGTGTTTATATTGAGCGCTAGCCATCGATATCTATCTTTGCCCTGTAGCTAGCACTTGTGCCGTTGGCATTCCTCATGCCGACACCAGGAAAAAATATCCTACCCTCACGGGAGAGATTGATTCCGCGCGCTGACCTCAACTTGGCCCTCTCCAGCTCCGTCATTCCCCCCCATATGCCCAGGGGTTCGTGACGCAAGGAGTATTCGAGACACTGGACTGAGTGCTCGCAGGTTGAACAGAACGATTTTGCTATCGCTATTCTTTTGTTTACCGCCGTGCGTTCCCGCTTGCTTGGCGACCTGCTGAATACAGGGAACCATATGTTTGGGTCTTCCCCGCTGCATCTCCCATTTTCTGGTGCTTCATCGAATTTGTCTCCCAAATTTCCCACCCATGCCGTAGATGCTTTACTCAGATATGCGGCGTATGTCGTTTTGCGAAAGAAAAACAGTTGCATAACTCACAACAACTTCCCCAGTCGCAATGCTCGAAACTATGTCCACTGCTTCCAGCGGAACAGAAAATCTCGCAGCTATTGATGCCCGTATCTGACTGATGCGCGACTCTACAGTCGGGTCATCGCCCTCGTCAAGTTGCTGCTGTTCATTTTTTCCCAGCGACGAAAGTTCAATTTGCATCCTTGCCGCCCTATAGCACCATGCGCACGCGAGGGTGGGGGTAGACGCTTTTCTTGGGCGTAATTCAACGTGACCGCAGCTAAGCCTGTGCTCGTGCTGATATTGACCCCATCGGCCCGTTCTTTTAACGGATACTATTTTCCGCCTTGGGGCTTTCCTGTGCTCCGTCGTCACGGGCGAAGTTTACTTTTTTTTAGGACCAAATATTCTTTTAAACCAGGAGAGCTTTTTTAGCGATGGGGGAGTAGAAAATGACACACTTACATTTACATCGCCGTTGCTGGTTTTTGTTGTCGAAAACTTTGGCATATCCATCTCGCTCAAAGCGTTGTGCATTTCTTTAACTTCTTTAATTACGGACTGAGGAATTTCAATGCCCGTAGCTGCCTCAATTTTGTTTTCGATTGAATCAATAAGGTTTTTATTTTTCTTAGCCGGTGCAGCCTTCTTAGCTGGTGCAGCCTTCTTGGCCGCCTGCTTTTTCACGGGGGCTTTGGGTGCTGCGGCTTTTTTGGCTACCTGCTTTTTCGCGGGTGCTTTTTTGGCCGTTGTCTTTTTGACTGTTTTTTTCTTAGTGTTGCTCATATCGCCAATATTAGTAGTAGAAGCGCGGCCCCAGGGGATGTCCTGAAATGTAGGAAAAATATACTAGAATTTTTTAAATGGACGGAAATTATGACAACATTTTTAGTAAAATAGCGCTGTCCGTAACGTCTGCCCAACTAGCAAAAGCCCTGTCCGTAACGGAATACGGGCTCGGCGAAGACCTAAATTTCAATTTTTTTGGCTGGGCGGACGGTCGTCTGTCTATCGTGGCTCAACTTCAGAGGGAATACATGAGAATGCCCCCGGCTGACAGACTGGCTCAATGCGGCTCCCTGTGCGTGGCGCTCCGTAAATTCTGGGGCGCAACGGACATAACAATGGTCGCGGAGGGGTTTTGCTCATTCGATAAAGAAAAAACTCATGAATTAGACCTAGCTAAAATATTTGCAGATGACAGTATTTCTGGAGTTCATGAGTGTGTGACAATATCTCACGCATCTCTCATAGATGGCGAGCCTCGTGTCGATGTTGTTGCAGTTCCGTACGTCTATGGCGAGGGAAGGAAAATTACATGGCTCGACATGCTTATTCACCCTGGCGGCGGGGAAAAAGTTATGAGAGAATACACATATCCCAAGATGCTTGGCATGGCCATTTCTCAGGATATAAATTCTGAAGAGTTACCACCCGAGGCCTTCGACGAGTTGATGATGGCGATGGTCAGGAACGGATTTTTCGTACAGGAAATGTAATACTGTATAATTATCCAATGAATTCCTTTTATAACACGCCGAATGATGGGGGGAACAGGAGGGTATTCCCCGACACAACAATCCTGAGCGGAGATAGAGGGCCATGTCCGATTTGCGGACACCCAACAGGGGACTGTCCCGGCTCAGAAGAGTCTGCACCGAAAATTATATTTGGTCTAGGAATAAGCGAAACATTAATGGAGTCGCAGATGATTCTCGTAGAAGAGGACATTTATGAAGAGCGACATATAAATCCATACGTTAAGGCAGATGTTCTTATCCACAGCAAGGGAAAGTATGTTCCCTTTTCTGAAGCACTTCGTCTTGGAATAGTCAAGAATCCAAAATCTCTATAAAAACTGAACGGTCAAACTTCCGGGGACACTGGACGGTTTCAGTATTTTCCAATGAGATACAATCGTATCTCTAAAGCCACCCACGGTCTCCAAAGGAAGAAATGATGCAGCTAGGAAGAGATTTTGTAGATTCATATTCCCTAAAAACACCCCCGTGGGGCTTTAACGGCTTGGGGGAAATAGTTTTTCTTCGCACATATAGCAGACGGAACGATAATGGAAATAATGAAACATGGACTGAAACGCTTGAGCGTGTGATAAATGGCGCTCTTGAAATTGGAGTCCCATTATCAGAGAAAGAAGCAGAGAAGCTGTTTGACCATTGCTTTAATCTCCGGTGCTCATTTTCCGGCCGTTCGCTATGGCAGCTTGGTACGCCTCTCGTTAACAAATTCAATGCAACATCGCTGAATAACTGCTACTTCACAAACATAGAAAAAATTGAGGACTTCGAAATGCTTTTCGATTATCTCATGCTCGGTGGCGGGGTTGGGTTTTCGGTAGAGCGCTCGAAAATTCACGAGCTCCCTAAAGTCAAGGCTGGCGTTGTGATTGCGCATGAGCGCACGAATGATGCAGATATTATTGTTCCAGATAGTCGAACCGGGTGGCGCCGACTCCTACATAGTGTTTTAAAGTCTTACTTTGATACTGGACGGTCTTTCACGTATTCCACGCTATTAATTAGAGAGTTTGGTGCTCCGCTAAAAACATTCGGGGGCACAGCTTCCGGTCCTGGTGCGTTGATTGAAGGAATTACTGACATCTGTAAAGTTCTAGATAATCGTATTGGCAAGAAATTGAGGTCTGTTGATGTTTTGGATATTTGCAACATTATTGGTCGCATTGTTGTTTCCGGCTCGTCAAGGCGGTCAGCGCAAATAGCGATGGGTGACCCCGATGACGTTCTTTTCCTTCGTGCAAAGAATTGGTCATCAGGGAACGTCCCCGCATGGAGGGCTAATTCCAATAACAGTATTTATGCAGACCATTTTGATGAAATAATGCCTGAACTATGGAAGGGGTATGATGGCTCGGGGGAACCATACGGTCTGCTAAATCGTCGCCTTGCGCGTACATATGGACGTCTAGGTGAAAAGAGGCAAGACAACACAGTAGACGGGTTCAACCCTTGCGCAGAAATAGGTCTTGCCGATGGTGAATCTTGCAACCTTGCAACAATTTTCTTGCCGAATATAGATTCGATTGAGCAGTTTCAGGAAATAAGCATTCTGCTGTATAAGGTCCAGAAGCAGATAACACGAATGAACTACCCGTATGAGAAGACAACCAATATTGTTAAGCAGAACGCACGACTGGGGCAGTCAGTAACTGGCATTCTTCAGGCATCAGAAGAACAGACTTCATGGCTAGATTCCGTTTATAGAAACCTTCGCGAATTTGATGAGAATTACTCAAAAGAAAATAATTTCCCCAAGTCTGTAAGGCTTACTACTGTTCAGCCGTCCGGAACTCTTTCGCTCTTGCCGGGCATAACTCCAGGGGTGCACCCAGCCTACGCTAGGTATTACATAAGAAGAGTTCGATTTGGTTCGGCTGACCCCCTGGTTGAGGCTTGCCGCAAGCGTGGATACAGGGTTCAGTGGGATATTGGTATTGACGGCCGCGAAGACCACACAAGGTACGTCGTCGAATTCCCGTGTGAGTCTCCAGCGAACGCGGTGCTCGCAGCAGAAATGACAGCAATTGAACAACTTGAGTGGGTTAAGATGATGCAGACCGTGTGGGCAGATAACGCCGTTTCTGTGACTGTTTACTACCGAAAAGAGGAGCTAACGGACATAAAAGAATGGCTTGAGAAGAACTACGACTCTTCCGTTAAATCTGTTTCTTTCCTTCTCCATTCAGAGCACAATTTTGCTCTTGCTCCATATGAGGAAATAACAAAAGATTCATACGAAAAGATGCTTGCTAAAGTCGACTTCTCCGTACCGCTTTACGTTTCTAAAGTCGGCGAAGATATCGATGCAGAGAACTGTGCTACAGGGGCATGCCCAATTAAGTAGGTTTACTTCTTAGTCCGAGTTACTGGTCCGCCCGTGACCCAGGCCCTACATGTCCTCTTGGATGCGCATTTAAAATCAAAAGCCTCGCAGTACCCAAGTTCACCCGCCGCGTCAATTGAATCCCAATCGTCCATTTTGTTCTCTTCGGTTAGGCCTGTTTTGATACAGTCCTTCATTTCTGGTGTGACTATAAAGACGGCGCAATTTCCGCATCTCTGCTTTCTTGCCTCATCAGCAGTGACATCCCATTCTGAGCCAATCTTCGCCCAGTATTCGTTATTTTCTTCTGATGGATTCAGGGGCCCATACATTGCTGTCTTGATTGCCTTACCTCTATTCTTGAGGTTTACGGCTATGTCGCGTGTGGCGGTGGGGCACTTGTCGCCCACTTTATACTCGATGCCGTCCTCCGCTGATTTATAACCCTCAACAACTCCGTCTGGAATTACAGCAAAACGGCACTTTCCTTCCGGCTCAACGGTATTTTGTATTATCCTGCACTGGCCGCCGCCCAAATAAAGAACACAGTTTGAGCATTTGACCCCGATTGAGGCTTTGGTGTTGCTCGATGCGGGCTTGTATCCAGCCCAGATTCCCTTGCCGTCTTCGTTGAATTTCCCGAATTTTTCGGCTATTCGCACTAGCGAATCTGCAAGCTCTCTCTCTTCAGGGGCAAGCGAATGATGTTCCGGTTTGCTGTCTGAAACAATGCGAATAGGCATGCCAGACATGAGCATTGCGAGTATGTTTTTCTCTTCCACTACGACCCTTTCTTCTTGAATTCTGCCCACGTTTTATCGCCAACACCGTAGTACTCGCGGGCAAATCCCGACTTAATGATGTCCTCGTTGAGGCACTTCACCTCTGGTCTGTAGATGTTTTCGTCTGTATATATTTTGGCCAGAATTCTTCCGTATTTGTCATTTTTGTCTGGGATTGTGTTGACATAAATCCACTTGTTCTGAGTAAGCCATTCCTCGGTGAACTTTTTCGCTTTCAAACCTAGTTCTTTCTCGGCAAGGTCTTTTGTCCTTGATTCTGGGGCATTCACGCCATAGAGCCGGACTCTGATTTTGTGGTGGATATTGAAGCCAAGGTCAATCATCAGGTCTATTGTGTCACCGTCAACAATCCCAAGCGTGGTCGCTCCATACCAAAATCTGCTACTCATAGGAACATTCTCCGCTTTTTGCGTTTCCTTTTCCTTCTGTTGGTTATGCTGCGACGCAAAAATGCACCTGCGACGTCAAACAGCCACTTTTCTTCTGTCGGTATTACCCACTCGCTACCTTCTGGGAATATCTTCTCAAAATCATCGTCGGATAGGCCGTCTATGAATTTTTGAGCCATATCTTCGTTGGACATTGAAATTGACTGAGGTTCCACATTGGGAGCGTCGTCTTTTTTACGTTTTTTTGTATTCTCATACCTGTCTAGAAGCCTTCTGCCTTTTGCTGCTAGACGAGCCGCATCCTCCGCGTTCTTGGGAACAGGTTCGCCCCACGCCGCAGCAGATAGCGCAAGCCGAGTGGCTCTGCCCTTATCGTCGACCATGGGGCCAGAAGGATTGGTAAAAAATCTTGTCAAAAAAGAACCCTTACGGCGCATTTTTTCCGGAGTATCTGCCGGTCCACGAACCCCCGGTTTCAGGTTTGCCCCTTGAGTCCTCTTAAAGTACGCCCTACCGGCCGCCGTGAGGCCACCTTTGGGGTCTTTTAAGCGAGGATTTCTCTTCGCTGCCTTTTCGTCAACCCAATCTATGAAGTCAGAGAGTTGTTTTTCGCTTAATTCCTCCACCTCATCCACGTAGTCGGCGTCCATTTCTTTTGCGCCTTCTCTGTACCCACCACCACGCTTTTTATATTCTCTTACAAGCCAGGCGTTTGCATAGGCCGATGGGTAAACATCGAACTTGGCTTTTGCTTCCGCCTTAACTCTCTCGTAAAGCGCCCTATTTGTTGGAATAGCGGCCTTCTCACCGAAATCCTCACCTCTGGCGTCTTTTTTCATTGTCGAGACATATATGGGCTTTTTCCCGTCCCTTTGCTGGGTGGACTCCGCTTTTCTTTTGCGCCTTACTGCTGAGGCAATCTCGGATGGCTTCATTTTTGCTGCTCGTGATGCTGGAACGCATTTGGGGTATTTACCCTTGCCGGCCTTATCTCTCCCACACGGCTCAAACCCACCGCCAGGCTTTGGCCTGGAAATGTCTACCCATTTCTCTTTAAACCACTGTTTCAGGGATTTTGAATCATAGGCATCAAGTCCATCCTCATCCCCAAAGAGAGCTTCATCAGAATAGTCTTCCCATATCTGCGGCATGGGGAAATCTGCAAAGAGTTCTTCCTCTTCCGTTTTAACGCGAACTGTAATCAACTTCAAGGATTCCAGCTCTTTTATTTCGCTATCTATATCATCCATCGAAGCGCTTCCTGCCTATGACCGTTAAGTGGTGTGCACGGGTAAAACATTATCCCATAAACATCAGTATAAATGTCCCATAAATGCGAAAGGCCCCACCTCCGCTTTTCAGCTTCGGTGGGGCTCTCGCTATTAATTATTTAGGCTCAGGCCCCAGGTGCCTCGTCGAACGTCACCTTAACGAAAGCCTCTGGGCGCTTGACGGCGAGTGCCAGTCTTTGCTCCGCGAGGATGACGATGGCGTTACGGACGAAGAAGTCCGAGTGCTGCTCTGAGATTCGGATGCTTGCCTGCTCGCGGTCGTACAGCTGAGCGCCGGTGCCGAAGGCGCCGACGAGAGCCGTGCCCTCGGTCATGGCCGGAGTGTCGACGATTGGCATACGCCAAACCTTCGGCTCGCCACCCAACGCGACCGAAACCGCGATGAGGTACTGGCCGTTGGCATCCTTGGCTAGCTCGATGTCTTCCCAGTCGTTCGGGTGAAGAACGATGCCGGTTGGCTCGTAGTACGCGAGGAACGACAGTGTCGCCGCGCGACGCAGAGCGTCAGCTTTCGTGTCTGCAACCGGAGTTGACGCACCGTCTGACCAGTCGTACTCCTGGATGCCTGAGGTCTGAAGAACACCAGTCAGGTTCTCGCCGGTGCCGCTGCCGTTGAGAATTTGCGAGTCCTCAAGGAGACGTAGACCGTACATCAGCTCGTTGTCGATGATTGAACGCAGCTGCGGTTCATCAGCCAGAACGTTGCGGTGTGCTGCCTCCCAGTGCGCAAGGGTGCGAACTGGAGCCTGCTCACCAACGAACTGGAACGACGACTGCGGCTTAAGTGCAAAAGCGGCGCCGGTTCTTTCAGCGACTGCGGCAGCATTGTTTGTGCCGCCCCCCGAAATGGTAGTGAAGCCGAGCTGACGGAAGTACTCGATAACCGCTGCGGTCGTGGTGCGAACTGGGAACAGGTCGCGAACACGCTTTGTGCGCATTGGAGGAGTAACCATCGGGTCACGCTGGATTGTGCCGAATGAACCAGGGGTGCCAGTCGGCAGTGCCGAGAAGACATCCTTGACGTTATAGCCGGTCAGCGAAACGCCAGCCTGCCACGGAGCGGACATGTTTGCGCCATTACGACCATTGTTCAGTGACTTGAACTCTGGTGAATCAAGGAACATCTCACCGATGGTCTTGATTTCGCGTGATGTGAGTTGCTGCATTTCGCTTTGCGCGGCAGCAAATGCACCGGAAACTGTCTCTTGTGGCTCTGCTGACCACGCAGTAACCTGCGACATGTCCTCAAGTCCAGAGATTAGGCTCTTGATTTCCTTGATGTCGGCCATGTTCTTGTCGAACGCTGACTTCTGCTCAGCAGAAACAACAACAGCGCCGTCTTCGATTCTGAAGGAGTCGGCGATTGCCTTGTTGTCTGACATTTTCTGACGGAGAGCTGCTTGGAGCTCATCGATTCTTGATTTGTCTTGCGACATTGTGTTTACCTCTTGTGAAGTGAGATGGGTGGATTTTTGCTTCGGCTTAGGTAAGCACCCAGCGCTGTTAGATAAACATAACAGAGATTTACACCTATTAGTGTAACTACTTAAATTTACAACTTTTGTGTGTAAATCTTTTAGCGATTTTTTTTCTTACGCTTATCTAGTTCTCGCGAGACTATTGTTCTCACGGAACGCTCAAATTCCGCCACTCTTCCCCTCCTGCCCAACGAAGTTGAGCCTGCGACACGGGCATAGTCGCTCATGTTGCTGCATGGCATCCATACTGCTCTGCCTGTTTTGGATATTCTTCTGCTTATCCCTATACACCCAAGCTGTCTCGAGCGGAATTTAGCCGACTCCGGGTCCACAAATACGTCTGGGTCGTTGTCTCTAACATATTCCGGCCCCTTGCGAGATTCCGCCTTGCTGACAAGGCCCCCGGAAACAAGGCCCCCGCCGGGAAGCGTGTCAATTGATATTGGACCCCTTTCCTCAAGGTTCTCCCAGTCGTCACCTCTTCTTCTTGCTTTTTTGCCTCTTCTGAATCTTTTTGGTTTTTCGGATTTTCCGCCGTATCCCGAGTCCTTGTTTTCCTTGAAAGTCTCGTCAGACTCAGCAGCGTTAGAAATTTTCTGTAATTCCTCATGAGAAGAGCACGGCACCCAGTTTCCATTTTTGTCCTGATGAATTCCAGAACATCCGAGTATTTCGGCCATTCTGATTGCTTCCTTTTTAGCTAAATCGCCAGAAAGGACTCTTTTCTTCTTGTTCTTATCCCTGGCCATTTCTGCCCCTACGTCTGGAGTATTCGATTTTTGATTCAAAGATTCTCGCCTGTATCGATTTTCCCTGTCCGACGACGTAATCGACACCTATGAGACTTTTTACCCTTCGATTTATGCGGCTATTTGTTGAGTATGGGACTGGCAGGTAATTCTTTGATGCGAGCCCCATTCTTCTTGCAGAAGACCGACCAACCGATGTCTCTATTCTCTCTCCTTCATATCCATAGCCAGCATCGTTTGGTAAAACAGAAGGCCTATTTGTTATGGGGTCGAAGAACACATGCGACGCTTTCATGTGTGACAATGCTGAAATTTGCTTGCTATGAGTGATAAATAGCGTAGTTCTATAATCGAGGCTGCCCTGCGAGAATCCATGACTATTCCTTTTGAAGTTCACCGATTTCTCGTTCGCTGTAATGTTCGTCATTTTTCTACCAACATACACATATGTGGGACTTAGCATTTCTCTAATTTCCGAAAGGGGAAAAAAATCATCGCCGGCAATCATGGATGAGACTTTTTCTTGAGCTTTCGCCGTTAGCGGTCCATATGGAGTCTTTACCATTCCCTCCGGAACAAAAGAGTAACCATAGGAAAAATATGTCTCTTTAGCTCTATCTGTTATCGCAAGTATTGATTCATCGTTTGGTGACGACTTAATCATTACTGCGAATGGCGACGATGTTATCGGGTCATAAATAAGTGAGAAAAGTTTCATAATTTATCCTCGCAAATAATCAATAATTGAGCGCTTGCTCGAGGTCAATAAATCGAGTCTTATAGCGTATATTTTTCCGATTATCTCAAGATGCTGTTTCTCCCCGTCCGATAGGCCCCCGATATTTAGTTTTCTCCTTAGTTCTCTTACTTCAAACTCTCTTGCTCTCCTGATGAGCGAATCAAGGAATTTTCTGAAGACTATTTGTTGCTCTATTTTTAGTTCTTTATAGTATTTAGAGTAGTCAACTGTGCCCTCTACGCCATAAAGACCAGCTATTCCTAGCTTCATGCGTTTTGTAATTTCTATTTTGCTTAAGTCAACGAGACCGGAAGTGAAGTTCTGCGCAAGGACCGGTACTTCGCCGTCCATTGTTGTTACTCCATAAACTGAAGTCATCGGCCTGCCGCGCTGGTCTGTAAGAATGTCAGAAATCATCATTCTTGCTACGTCTTGCGGTTTAAAATCTGACATTTTTGCATTTGGGTTGAATGTTGCCCCAGGTATAGATGTTTCTATATCTTCTCTTAGGTACTGCCTCCTGTCACCAGCCTTACCAACAAAAAGAACATCTGGAGACTCGAGTCCAAGATGCTGCTGTACGTCTGAAGCAAAACGCTCAGCAAGGTGCTGGAATTTATAGTCAGGTCTTGTATAGAAAACGTACTTTCTATTGCCTACCACTACAACTGTTTGCTTCGCATCTATTCGCTGTTTAGCTATGGTGTCTGATTTAGCGAGAACAGTTCCCAGTATTGAAGAATCAATATCCGATAGGGAGCCGCCATTTGCTACATGCTCAAGCGCTTCATCAACAGATTTTATTTTTGAACCGGCAGCCCTCGCACTATCTGTATCTTTCGTTGACTCAAAGTTGGGAGCCTTTTTGGGAGACTTCATCCTGGACATATCAAATGCGTATTTTGTCCAATTTGGCTTGCCGTTTATTATTTCGTTTGGATTTTTTATTCCGACGAACTTTTCAGAATAGGAAATACCGTCGCCCATTTCATCAGCAACATACTTGAGGCGTGCTGCTGGGTCTTTGCTATTAATCATGCGTTCGGCAACCTTGATTGTTTTGCCCAGTTTTCTTCTTTCCCCAACAGTCAATTCACGGGCTTTAGATAGGGAAATTACAGAACCCCCGGGCATTACATACATCACTGAACTAATCCCAGTGTTGGATAGGAGCCCCATTTCGTCGTTGCCAAAATCCTTGGCGGAAAAGGCAGATAGGAGATAGGTAGCCCCCTCCATATCCCTGTTGTCCGGGACGGAGCGAAGAACTCTTGCTGGCACTACTGGCTCAAGAACAAAACCATCTCTTCTAACCATTCTTGCGGCTCGAGACCTATGGTTAGATAGACCTTCTACCATCTCTTTTATACGGGCGAGCGCCGCTTTTTGGTTATAGGCAGAAACTTTAGGAATAACCGTATTAGGGTCGCGTGAAACTATTATGTTCCCTGGAGATGGAGCGCCCCCCAATATTTCACCAGTGACTCCCGGCATTGCTGCAGGGCCACGAATTGCTCTCCTGACCGCAGATAACGCCAACCCCAATGGTGAAGGTATGTCAAATAGCTTTGCGCCGCATGTTGAAAGTCTTGAGTCGGTAAACCTTCCACCGTACTGATATCCCTCGGGACATCTGTACCCCCTATTGCGGCCAGGAACAGTTCCCCCTCCACCACCACCAGGTAGTCCTGGGGTGATTGTTCTCCACACTGCGGAGCGGATTGGTGAACGAATTGGGCTAACGTCGCCCGGAATTATTGTGGAGACAATAGAGCGGCCAACCTGCCGCGCTGTAATTTTCGTCTCTATCCCAGACTCTGCGGTAATAGTTTTTCTGGAGTACGAACGCATTGAGCTAGACCGGTTAACGGAAGCCTTATATTCGACTACTGACTTATTCGACGAGGCAACGTCCTTAAAAACGTTAAGTGCCTTTTTCGAAAGGTCAGCGACTATAAATCTTGTTATAGTTGCAGGCTTTTCTCCGCAACATTCCGAGAAGTCCTCATTTTTCATCGCAGCAGTCTTCAATCATTTCGTAATCGAATGGCAGAATTTTAAATTCGCCGTTGTCTAATTCTGCCTCAATTTCCCAGTTAGAAACATCGCGTAGTTCTTTCACAAATACCGGTTCAAGTTCCACAAAGTCAAGAAGAACAGAAATGGCATGCTTAAAATCCGCCTCTGTTACAACGTAATTTTGCATTTCGTCGCTCTTGTATTCGTAGAAGTCGGAAAAGAACATCTCCTCCCCGAATGCGTCCTTCTTTTTGCCGCCCCTGAGCTTCCTTAGACGGGCATTAAACTGGGCATTACCCCAGTTCCTCTTCCTTAGTTTGCCTTTACAATTCTTCATCCCCGGGTGGTGACAGCCCTCATTTGGCCAAAGTCCAGTTGTTTCGTGGTGGAGCCAGGCGCAAATTCTTTCTAGTGGATATAGTTCAGGATGGTTCGCGAGAATGACCCTGCACCTGCGGAACCCGCCAGGTTTTCTCATGATTGGTCTCCAATAGCGGAGAAGTCTCTCTAGATTCCCACGGCGAGGACCGTAGCCCCTCAGAATGTCGCCGGTTATGAGCTCCTGCGGGATGAAATCTGGGAGCACCCCTTCGCCGGGTGCCTTTTTCTCAAATTCTATTGACATTTAGTCCCGCCTCATATTTTCCGAGCGTAAAACTTCTGATTTAATCATTTTAGACGATATTAGTCTGTCATTAACGAGAACACGGATATTCCCGTTGGCAAAGTCTGCGGCCTTTTTGTCTATGACGGCTTTTCTTTTTTGCGACTTGCCGTCTGATACGACTACCCCTTCAAGCATCTCTTTTGGTATGTCTTCTATTTTGAGGACAAACACCTCTTTCCACATCGCGCGTTTCCTTGGGTCAGAATCACCATCCCAGAAGAACTTATGAAAAGGGGAGGAAGAGATTTTGGTTATCCCCGATGTCTTCGATAGGTAAGAAAATACGTTTACATCCTTACTCTTGCCGTCCCTGCCGACGAGGGAGCCATCCTTTTCTCCTGGACTAGTGCCGACTATGTAGTAGAGCTTTGAATCACCGACATAAGCGACTAAAACTTTGTTCATTTCTTAGCCCCTTCTGGTTTTTTTACTTTGCCTTCAAAGCCAAACCCCTTGGATATGGAGCTTTTAATCATGTCGTCAATCTCCTTGACTATCAAGGACTTGATGATTGTCTCTACGTCGTCTGACGGTCTAGCCATTTTGTCGTAGTTTCTAGGGTCCTCTATATTTCTACCCTCCGGGTGCGAAAACTTGATATAGCCAATTCCAGACTTTTCATACTTTTTCCGTACGTTTCTGGCTGTTCTATATTCACGCAACTTCTGCATAGAAGGGGTGTTTATTGGACCCTTTTCGGTTATGGCCGAAACTATGAGTGATGGCTCTATTGATGGGGCTAGACGCTTTGCCCTGTCCATGAACAACTTGTCATTAGCGAAATCTGATATGTCCAATGATTCCGCTATTTGAGAAACTTTCGTATAGGGGAAGTGTATTCCCTGAACGTCTTCTTTAAGGAAGCCGCCAAGTATTTGTGCTTCGTAGGTTTCATGCGCTCTGTCTTTAGATGGGTCATCTTTGCCTACCGGTGGCATTCTTCCCTCTTTGTCGGGGAGGGCATTTAGACCAGAGAAGTCATCGTCGATAGACGCCTTTAGCAGTCCGATAATTGTTCTAGCCATATTCTTCTTAGAGTCTGCGCCATCGTCATGTATTAGGGCGTCGAGTATTTCTTCAGAATCTTCCGAACGCATCGCCACTGGTCTTCCGCCAGTTTCCATGCTGTCGCCGCGCATGTAGGCTGTTCTTCCAGAAATTTCTGGCTTCAGTATTACTTCTATTTCGCCCTGAAGCGTGACTTCACCATTTGGTGAAATATCCCCCTCTTCTATTGGGGCAGTACTCCACGGATTGGTGTCTCTTTTTGCGTTCGACTCAACTTTTTTGTCGTTTGACTTATTGCGCACATAGCCGATAACTGGTCTTAGTTCGTCTGGGGCCCCATCCGGTATGCCGAGTCTTGACTCGTATCTCTTCCTTATGTACTCAGTCATCTTTGTTACCAGTGAACGATGTCCTTTTGGCCACCATTCCTTTCCTTTTGCGAATTTCTTTTTTGGGATTCTTGAATGCTGTTCTTCTGTCAAGTCTCCGTGAAGAAGCCCCCGACGGCTCTGAAGACACTGTGAATGGATTCCAGTCGCCAAATGGAACGTCTTCTGGGGTTGATGGTATTTTGTTATCCATCAGAAATCAATCCCCCCTCTTGTGTTCTCTGTTATATCTGCCGGCTTTGCTGACGTCCATCTATCACCATCAGCAATTCTTATGGAGCCGTTCGGGCTTATCCGGGAAATTTCCTCTAGGGAAATATAAAGAGGGTAGCCATTATCGAACGTAACCCCCTCGTACATTGAAGAGACACTCGCACCATTGTGTATCCCGGAGGTTGCCCCAAGCTCAGCTGCGATGTCATTAAGCGCTTTAGCGGCTCCACGAGTATTTGTTTCTAGCCTTCCCGGCTCTATGGGGTGCTTCATCCCCATCTCAACGAGAGCATCGTCAACTATTTTCTGGTCGCCATTGTCTCCATTTGTTTTAACTATTTTAAATTTTCCTTTTGGAACCTTAAGACCGGAACCAGGCGGTGGGACCATCCACGAATCTATTGGATATAGGTTTTCAAGAGAGTCTGGATTTGAATCAATCATTTCCGTCATTGGAACGATGATTACCGTAGAAGCTCCACCCGTTCTTTCTTCGTGTCCACCTACATAATGATTTACCGCAAAGTGAATAGTTCCTCTGTGGTGCTCGCCAGGGGTGCCGTCCACCTTCTTTAGCTCATGGTCGCCGAGCGGACGAATTATTACATTTCCGGCTTCGTCTTCTTCTGGTTCAAACTTTGCTGGTACGGCATGTACGAAAAATAGGTCTTCTTTCTTTGCTCCAAAAGCTCTAGCGCTTGACGCCTGGTCTGAGAAGCGAGAAAGTTGGAATTCTTTTTGTTCCCCTTTCATTCTCGCTATTATTTTTTCACCAGCTTCTGATAGTTCATCCAATTCTTTTGCTGCGTCGCTGTCTCCTCGCGATGCCGCATATAGGAGGGCGTCTACGTATGTTGGTTCGGTATTTTTATCCCCATACTCTCTGTGATATGCCCTTGCAGTAATCCATTTTCTAGCCATATCGCGACCTTCTTTTGTCGTTCTGTCTAAACCACTTATGGCATATGGGTTTATCGGTAATCTTTCCACATCATCAGCAATACCCTCCTTGGGGCCACCAAATGAAACTTTTTGACCGTCTATTGTGTGTACCGGGTAGGAAAATCTTTTCTGAGTTCTAATGCCATAAACATCATCAGTTGTATCGCTAAGAACTGGTGTCGTTAGAGTTTCTGTTTCTTTGTTTACAGAACCATTTTTAACCTTGCGCCTAGTTGCCCCAGATGAGAATCTTGAACTATCTGATGGGGGTAAACCAAACGGGTCATCTATTACGTCGCCAACTGTGAAGGCGGTTTCTGGTGAATCAAGAGCCTCTATGTCTGCCACCGAGCGGTCGCCCTTGGCCCTCCTGCTCAATCTGCCAACAACACTTCTGGTTTTGTCGCGCGCCGCACTGGCGGCATCCCGCGCTTTATCTCCAGCTGCACCAGCAACTTCTTTGGCTTTCTCTCCAGCAGCCCTAACGGAGTCACTTTCGGCTAGCTCTTTGGCTTTCTCTGTTGCCCTCTTTAGGCTGTCGACCGCAGCATCAACAGCCCTATCCGGCAGTCCATCTGGAGCAATTCTGCCTATCTTTGAAAGAACAGAATCAGCTTGAGCTCTAGTGATTTTTCCGTTCTCTACAAGCTTGTCTAGCGTTCTTTCCGCTACTTCTCTGCCACCTCGTCTTGCTAGTTCTATGGCCAAACCAGTAAGAGCTGCTTGTGGCCCATATCTCAGGTTTAGGGTTGTATCAAGAATTATCTCAGCAACATCGCGCTCTTCCTCGCTAAGGTCGAATCTCTCTATGACCTTGCTGATGGCTGCGTCTTTTGCTCTCTTCTTTAGTCCGCCCTTTAGCACAACTCCGGCTATATCTGGGCGTGATTTTCCTCCAGAACTAAATCTTGATTCTCTTCCATATCTACCATTATCAACAAATGCGTCAAGCTCTTCTGTACGCATCCTGACTCTCGGTCTTGAGTCAATCTGGGAATGGAACCTCTTGGCAGCCGTATTTAGAATTTCAGAAATTTCTTCATCGGAAGAATTTTTAATCAAATCGAGAACTACTGGGTCTATTCCGCCGGAGTTAAGGCCGAGCTCTTCTTCTGCTCCCGGAACCCTGTCTAGCATGTCTCTCAAAGAAGCCAGGACGCTGTTTCTTTGTTCATGCATCATTCCTATTCTTTCGGTCCGGCTTTGAGGCATGCCAAAAATTTCATCTAGCTCGTCAGTTCTTGATGACTTTTTCGCCCTGTTTAACACTTCGCCGGAAGGAGCAGAGCCCCATTTTTTCCCGGATGACATTCTGTCCCCGCCACCCATATATGGCTTAATCTCTGGGATGTTGTCCCAGTCAATCAGATAACCGCGAGAAGGACCTTCGTATGGGTCCGAATAGTTATTGTTCTTTATCATGCTGCGTATGTCCAAAAAGTCATGCAGCGAAGATGCAAGTCTACTCATTGACTGCTTTTGGTTTAGTGATATTTCTCCGCTTCTCGACCTCTTGTCCCCAGTGATACCATCAGCAATTTTTTTGACATCATCTATCAGTTCGCTTAACTGTTCATCAGTAAGGTCCGATAATTGGTCCGTACCAAACTTTTCCCTCATCAACGAGGTGACTTTTCTTGCGGAAGAACTGTAATTTGTGTATCTTGTGCCGTCTAGTTGTTCCTGTATTCTTTGCAGTTCATCTCTAGCAACAGAGCCAGGGCCCGGAAATCTATCTCTCTTACCGGCTTCGACAACTCTATTAATCGCTGCCGTTGAATTTCTTCTTTCCCTGCCATATGAAGGCCTGTTCTTTGGCTTTGGAGTTTCCGGTTTTGGTTTTGGTTTACCAAAATCTTCCCACGAAAACGGCTTTTCTTCACCAGCAGAACCCCCGCCGCCAGATGGGTTGCTGGGCTTCGGCTTTGGTTTATCTGGAGATGGGTCTGAATCTGAAGGCTCATCAGGAAAATCGAATATATCCAATACGGAATCGTTGTCGTCTTCTATGCGTGTCTTTTCTGGCTCGGCAACTCTTGGTTCTGAGTACCGCCCTTCTTCACGCCGCTTGTTGATGTGCTTATCAACGACTCTCTTTATCTTCTTTTCTGCGCCCTTGCGTTGCGCCCAATCCTTAGTATCAGGACTTCCATCTCCAGGGGCTACGCTCTTAACTAGGTCGTCCAGGGCTGCTTCTGTATCTTTCTGAGAAACTACCTCTAGAACAATGGTGCCGTCTTCTCTTATTTCTGCAACACGGACATCTCCACTTGGAAGGACTATCCTTTGTATCCCGTCGTCCTTTTCCTTATCAAATGACCAGTCAGGATAAATGCCCTTGCTTCCCTCCGGTACGCGAATTACTACCTTTCCAGGGCCAACTGGATTAGACGACGTAGGAACTCGGCCAGTCAACAGGCTGTGCTCTAGCTCAGTTAATTCTCCCCTGAGTATTTCCTGAATTATCTCATCAGGTATTCCTTCTGTTGCCTCTATTTCTATGGTCTCGGAAAGTGATGATTTATCCATCAACTCCAGGAACGGAATCAATATATTTTCTAGCTGCTGCTCAAGGTCTGCTATGTATCTATTCTTTGGGTCATCTTTAATTCCGAGCTTTTGCGCTCTTCTGCGTCTTCTGGCTATGGCAGCAATTGCCCCCATGACAGTTTCTGGGTCTAGGAGTTTCCCGGTGTCGTTTTCAGCGTCGCCCATCTCAACGAGAGCATCCCTTTCGGCGGCAGTTGCCTGCTCGAGAAGTTTTTCTCTTTCGCTTATTGCATGAGTGCGCGCACCATTTTTCCCATTATGGGAGTCAAATTTCTTTGCTGGCTTTTTCTTCTTTGGCCCTGTTCCGGAAAAACCACCACTTTCATCTCCACCGATAGTTTCTGGCTTTGATTTTTCCTTGAGTTTTCCCTTTAGCTCTTTTACAGCATCCTCTCTGTCAACTGAGTCAACTCCGGATGTTCTTCTCTTTATGTACTCGTCCCTATATATTCCTGCCATTTTCTTTAGGACATCGCGCTCTTCGGTAGACAAGCCTTCCGCTTTCCTAGAAAGCTCAGCGTCTACGAATGCATTGACCAGGTCGTCCATGGACATAGACGAGGCATCGGTCCTGATGGTCTCCATGAAAACTGCCTCTGCGCGCTCTTTAACCTTGTCAGGAGGAAGAGTTCCCCTATCTGCCATCTTGTCGGCAAGAAGCTCTTCGAGCCTTTCCATTGCCTCACGTGATGGCAAGACGGTAAACCTCTTGGCCCAAGCCTTTGTCAGTTCGTGAATCATTCTTATTGCGGCGTCTCTATCCGCTACCTCGCGCCACAGTGAGTCTGCAGTCTCGTCAGACCCTTCAAGCGCCTCATCCATCACATTGAGGTCTTCGTTCAGAGTGAGAAGCATGTCGATAATGTCGTCTTCTGACATCGTTTTTGCACGCTCTTTTAGACGCTTTATCTCGTCATTCTTGGCCTCTATATAGCGCTCTTTTACTCTTTCAGCCCTATCTCTAGCTATTCTGCTACCGGCGTCATAATAGGAATCAGCCACCGCTCTAATGGCATCAGCGTCAGATGCGGCCCTATCTGAGAAAGTTTTTCCATAGGCGAAGTCGTCCATGTACTCAAGTGCGGCGTCTACGTCATCTCCAAAAATAAGACCAAGGCTTCTGAGAGCCCATAGCTCCGCGCCTATCTCCATCGAGCGGCTTGACGTGCCTTCTGGGTTTGCTTCCCATATATATCTTCCAGCCAGGAAGGAGACTGCTTCACCCCTGGTCTGGAGGCCCTTAATTGCGTCGAGAGGAACGCTTGTCTCCCCCCGCATTATTTTGAGTATATCTCCGGCCGTGAGCTTTGACGGGTCGGTTATTTCCCTTCTTCCAATCTTGATGCTTCCACCAGTAGCAAGCATGTTCTTAACGTATTCGTGAAGTGCTTTGGCTTGTATTGAGTGCGCTATTTCGTGCTTCATCGTATGGCGACCTATGCCAGAAGGCCCCTCAACCATGCATGCCATATTGGTGGCAAAAGCATTTGAGTTAACTAAAAAGTCGTGCAGATGTGCAACTCTCTCTGCTTCAGTTTTTCCACCTTCTGCATATATTCTTAAGCGCTCATTCGTTTTAAGATTGGGCATTTCGCTTTCTTGTCTGCCCATCATGTGGGTTATATCTAGGTCTATGTTCCCTAAAAGCTTTTCTCCGCCAACTATTCCTCCTATAGAGAAAGCTCCGTCGTCCTCATCTCTACCATTGACATAACTGATGGAGTCAATTACGTCCTTTATGTGCTCCGGGTTTTTGATTACCTCGTCTATGAACGCCTCGAGTGAGGCTCTTTCTGTCTCGTAATACCTAGCTATGTCACCCTTAACAAGAATCTCTTTATCCTCTCTTGACAAGGACTTGTATGTTGGGTCAGCTTCCAGTCGAGCCCTGATTCTTGCCTCGACAATGTCGGGAGTATCTCTGTTTTTTAGTCTTGTATTAATGACCCCATTTTCTCGGAGTTTGTCGATTGTCTCTACGAGGTCTGCGTTTGTTGCTCTTTTGGCATCAGAGGAATCTATTCCTAGCCTTTCCTGGAGCTCCCTTACTCTTTCGCCTTGACGTCTAAACTCCTCCTCGGCTCGAACCATTGCATTGACGAACCAGCGCTCGCCCTCTGCAACCCCGCCCTTGTCGCGGTACTTTCTGTACTCGCCGAAACCCATTCGCTTGCCGTTTTCGTCATACCACGAAACTCTGCCGAATCTGCTGTTATCGAAGTCAAATATAAAATTGGCAATTCTCTTTTGGAGACTTTTTGCGCTTCTTCTTTCTTCACCCTCTGGCGCGGCTTCCCTAGCTAGTTCAACAAGTTTGCCAACAAGCTTCGGGAGGCTCACGCCGAAGCAGTTAGAACCGTTTGCGTCAGTAAATTGGTTAGCGGCTGGAGTGCCCGGAGGACATCTCATTTTACCTAATTCGTCAAAGACCACACCTATACCCTGCGCAACTCTGCCAATGAGGCTATTCCCGCGAGCGATTTTGCCTATCGAGTCACCAAGACTTTTACCTTCGATGCCATCGAGGTCTGGATTTCTGTCTCTATCTAGTTCCCTATTGAAGTACAGTGGGTCCATCAGTTTCTCTGAACCCTCTATTTTTTCTCCGTTTCTTGGATTTATTTGATACTTCTCCATGCGAATAAGCGGAGATTCTGCAAGCTTTCGCTTCATTTCCTCCACGGAAACTGGTTTAGATTTTGGCAGAAAGCCGAAGTTGGGCTCCATCTTCGCTGAATTCCTTGATTCAAATGATGGAAATAAACGAAGAACTTTTCCCGGGCCAGCAGTTTCGTTAGGCATCAACCTGTAACCGTCGACCTCATGCTTCATTCCCGGCGGCCCCCCCTTATTCTCCCGCTTCTTATCGTCAGTTTGGCCGGGCAGGGCCATACCACCAGCCATAGCAGCCTTGACTGCATAGTCCGGGTCAAGAGTGAGTGTTTTTGAAGAGGCACCAATCGAGAGTCTGAACGATTGAGCAGACTCTATAAAGTTTTTTCTTCCTGCAAGTGGAGATACAAAACGTGGAGAAACAAGTGTTCTCGTCTTGTGCGTAAACGTACCCGCCATTTGGGGTCCGCTTTCTTTAGTTGATTTCTGTTTCGGCCTGAAGAAGCTCGAACTCAATTAGCGATGCCATTAGCTCTGCGTCAACTTCAGAGGACTTCTTCTCAGAGTCTCCGCCCATCACCCAGTTTGTAGGAATCAGGCTTTCTTTGCCCATTTCCTTAGCTCTCTTCATGATGTGGCGCTTGGTTGCTTCTTTATCTTTGGCTCGACCAAACGCCTGGATTGCATTCTTGAGGTCTTCCTCACCCGCTATTGGGTAGGAACCATCCGGCATTGCCGTGCCCTCTTTGGCCATCGCCTGTCTCTTATCATCGCTAAATGCGCGCTTCAAAGCAATTTCGGCAGCCTCTGCTTCAATTTCCTCAGCCTCATCCATCTCGTACTTGTCATATCCAAGCAATTCGCCGTCCAGTGAAACGAAAACGTCATATGATTTGCCATCAAAGCCGTCAACCTCTACTGCAAACGCATCTATTCCCTCGAATGAATCTCCCTCAACCGCAATTACGTGACCGTCAATCGCCTTTACGGCAATATCAGCAGCCTCAAACATAGTAATTACTCTCAGGTCATCAAGTGCTGACTTGATACTAAGGGTGTCCTCAAGTTTATGGAAGCCCAGTAGCTCCCCGGTCGAAGCCTCGTAGAAAACCTCGTATGTCTTGCCCGACTTCTTTTGAACATCAACGACAAATAAATCGTTAAGAACTGAATAGCCAGAAGCCACGGTTACGCCGTCAATAATCTCTTCGGCCATTCCCTCGGCGTGAATAAGACCAGGCATACCTTTTTCTGAAGCGCAACCGCCCTCACAGTTGTCACACACGGGAATATGTCCCGCATATGCCTTTCTGTCAAGAGCGCAAAGATATCCGGAGGAGCCAATATCGGCTGATTTGATGCCCATTGTCTGTAGGCGGCGCTTATACGCACGGTCCATAGCGCCTTTCATATCCTCTTCGTCTTCGTCTTCGTCTTCGTCTTCCTCTTCATCTTCGTCGTACTGCATGTCCTCTTCGTCGTCCATGGCATCTTCGTCCATGTCATCCTCCGACATGTCCTCTTCGTTCATTTCTTTCTTGGACATTTCCTCTTCCATGTCCTCTTCCTCGTCCTCCATGTCGGGAGCCCAAGGCTTCTTGCCATATTTCTTTACATACCTATCAAAGCCGTACTTCTTGTAGTAGGAGTACTTTTCCTCGTTCATCGACTCCTCGTCTTCAGAGTCGTCTTCCTCTTCCATTACGTCTTCCGACATATCTCCGTCGGTACGCATCCCCTTGGCGGGTTTCCGACGAAGTTTGGACGGAGGGTTATACGAACCCATCATTTTTTCCTCTTCGGAGTCCATTTCTTCGTCTTCCTCGTTCTCGGGCAACTCCTCTTCAGATGCTTTCTCGTCTTGTGCTTCCTCGTCCTCTGGCATCTCTTCATCTACTGGTACAATTTTGGCCTGAACAGGAATAGCGCCGCATTTACCGCATATTTTCGAGTCGGCCTCGAAGCCGCAGGCAGAGACGTCGGCACCCTTCGCGCACTTAAGTACATTCCCGTCGACGTCAACACTGAGAGTGTTCTGCATTTCTTTGTCCATAAAAGACGGTCTCCTATATTGTCACTGCCGTAAAATTATACTCTAAACTATCATTCGAGTATGTATTGCGGCATATATCCGCTAATGTCAAATACCTTTTTGCTTTGAGAATGTCTCTAGAAGTTCAATTGTTTTTGAAATTCTGTTAATAACCTTAGTTGATAGGGGTCCCCCTGGGGCGGTGCTTTTAATGGCCGCTTCCACCTCCATGCGTAGGTATGCGGGAAGAATGCCTGCAACCTGGAGCAGTGATTCTCTCCCAATGTCGTCAGACATTCCGACCCATGCGCTCTTCGTCCCGTCAACATCATCAAGCGTTTCTTCGGCTACTTCGGCACCCTCAAGCACTTCCCTCATCTTTTCGATGAGAAGCTTCGACGCCTTTTGGGCCTCTCTTGCTGCTTCTTGTAGGGCCTTTGGCTCCTCGCGCAAAACCTTTAGCCAGTTGGCCAGGTAGTGAGCGTGGTCTTCTCGTGGCTCTGCAGCCATGCCGAAATTGGCCATCAAGAAAGCCGAGCCAAGCTCTGCAACCAATTCCTCCCGAGCGTATGCAGGGGTGCCGAAGCGGTTCATGTTTGGCCTATCAAGTCTGGAGGAGTGTCCAGTCCAGTGAACAAGCTCATGGCCAAGGGTCGCGTAGTAGCCCTCTGGGGTCTTGAAGTAAGCAAACGGCGGCATAACTATCTTATCGTTTGACGGGCTGTAGTAAGCACGTGAGCCATCTCCGGTTTCTATGTCTGCACCGACTATGGCGAATGCTTTTTCGGCCCTCTCCACTCTGGCTGCCTCATCAAGAAGGTCTTTGGGCTTGTCGTCGTAATCTTCTGGATTTATTCCCTCCACCTGGGCAACGTTGAACACGGTATATGCGCTCCAGTTGACAAGCTTTGTCTCTTCTTTACCTGTGTCTGGGTCCTTAACCTTCTTGAAAACTGGCTTCAGGAGTGTCTGGCCCTTTTCGTTCTTCATTACATTTCCACCCACGCTCTGCCACTGCTTGTATGTAGCCCAGCGGTGTGTTGAGTAACCCTTTTCATCAGCAGCAAGCAACAGGACAAATGGGTTCATACCAGAGAAAACGTGGCCGCTGATTGCGTTCTTCGGCATGGCCCCAGTTCGATGCCATGGGAATTCCCACTTGTCCCCGCCCGATGCCTGAATCTTTTCAATCTGCTCTACAAGCTTCGCTGTCAGGTTCTCGTACCATTCGTCAGCCTTGCCAGAAGACAGGCGCGTTCCGTTTGGAAGGTTCATGTCCATCTTGCTGACCGGCTTGTATTTAGGTAGACCGCCTTCTTCGGCTCGGCCCATGGCCATTTCAATGCCTATCAGCTTCGACGACAGGGAGTTGGCGCCGCTTGATAGGCGCGGCTTGTCGCCGCCCTTCTTTGGCCTGTCAAACCCTGGATTTTCGTCAACCAAGGCAAGCGCTTCATCGCGAAGTTTTGCCATGTTTGTTCTGTTGCTACCTATGGTAGCCTGATACTTGTCATCAATTGATGTCGTAAGTTTATTTATCTTTTCGTCAAGTCTGTCTATCAAGTTTCTTGCGTCATCTTCGCCATACTTGTCGATTGTCTCTTTGCGATACTTACGTAGCTCAGATACCTCGTCGAGCATGTCTGTCATTTCGCGCAGACCGCTTTCTAGCTTGTCACCCTCGTCCTCGAACTGCTTAACTATCCCGTCGATGTATTCATCTAGGTCGTTAACTAGGTCTGTCAGTTTTTCTGCATCTTTTGGACTTATGCCTTGCTCCGTCAGGAGAGGCTCTATATCGTAGGAGACCTGTGTTCTATCGTTAACAACGCTTGGGAACATGTCTGCTATGTGCTGACGAAGAGTTATGGCTCTAGTGAGATTATCTACTTGCTCTCTGCCGACCGTTTCTGCATTTGCAGAAGTTATTGCAACAGCGCCAAGTCGAGGACCGCGAATCGCATCTTCAATATCTGCAGACATTGCATCTTTGTCGATTCCTCCGCCAGGTGTTCTGTACGTTGGTCTAGCCGCCGAGGAGAATCTCATTTCAGCAGTGTCATTTGCAGCACTGGTTAGCCTATTCCCCTTAGGCTTGGCAACGAATCTCTGTCCCTTTTGCGTAGATGGTTTTCCGCTGCTCATTCTTATCTTTGATTCACCGAATGCATCGATGTAACCTCTATCGTTCTTGGGGAATATATCGTCAATCGTAAACCGAGCAGAAGAGCCCTCTGATTCAGCCATTGCATTTAGGCCGTCAACAAGTTCTGACAGTTCCGTTTCCCCAATAAGGTCTAGTTTGCTTAGGTTAAACGTTTTTGGAATTGCACCGTCAGCCATCCTGCTTCTTGGCTGCCCCTTACCATTAATAACATGGTCTTCGTATTCTTTCCCGAGTCTCCCCCAAAGCCTTGCTCCAAATGAATCCTCAGACAAACCAGCACCTCTTGCTGCTTCACGCAGTCTTCCGTATGCGGTAGCAATGAAAACTGAGTCTCTTGCTTGATTGACAAGGTTCCCCAGGTTTGCATCTGTCCTGTCGGCTTCGCGTAGCGAATCTAGGTCCTTAATGTGACCCCTGCGTAGAAGTTCCAGAATAATTCTTGGCCTCGGACCCGTGCGCTTGTAGCCCTTGAATGAGTCCTCCGTTATCGTAAATCCAATAAGTTCAGAAAGCTTCTTTCTTTGTTCTTCTCTGGTAACATCGTCTTTTATACCAAGCGCCGACAGAATCGTATCGAGCTTTATGGCTTGGAATAGCTTCTGTGTCGTTTCCGGCGGCAATGAAGAAGTAGTCGTACCCCGTGCTGAAGTCGGCCTCTTAGTCGTACCCCGTGCTGAAGTCGGCCTCTTACTAGAAGCACCATCTGCCTGTGTAGATGGTTTCCCACCAAGACTGCGTGGGTCTCCAAATCCCCAACTTCCAGCTTCCGTTGACTTGTCAGGGTCACCCTCTCCGTCCCACGACATTGCTTTGTCGTAATCAGCGTCTGTTTTGCCAGGGTTCTGGGAAAGCCAATTCTTCTTGACTGTATCTTTTTGCTCTTCACGCATCCCATAGAAATGTGTGAATGGGTGAGAGTAGACTTCTGCAGGACCAATGGTGTTCTTGTTCTCCAAGTATGCGCGCTTAGCGTCTGCGATGAATTCAGGACTTGATTCGTAGTCTTTTTCAGACTTGCCCTTATTCTTTGTAACCCAATCTCTTCTATTTCCAACATAGTTGGTTATGTTTTTGTTATCAACATACGCCTGCTTGACCTCATCAAGCCACTGCTCTTCGGACAACGGAGTCCAGTTGACCTCTCCTCTTATAAGGTCGTAGTCGGGGTCTCTTGAATCCAGGCCAGAAACCCAGACTGGTGCAGACTTAAACCCAAATGTTTCCAACATGTGGTCTGAAGCACCCCTTGGGCCCAGTTTTGTATTATCGTCGCCAAGCTTTTCGAGAATTGTGATAGCCGCAACGGCCTGCATATGAGATACATCGCCTGACTCTATTTGGTCTAGGAATTTTTCCCTTGCTTCATTAGAGCCGAAAAGCATCTTCTTGACTTGGTTGCGTCCTTCAGGCGTGAACCTTCCATCTTCATCCATTACAGGAATGTCTCTTCCTTCTTGCTGCAAAACTAGGCTTTGGAAGAAATCCCTAGCAGCTACTGGCCAGCCGGTTTGGTCGTTGTAATTCTCTAGTGGGTTATCCAATATTCTTGAAGCTGTTTCATTGTCAAAGAAATCGTCTTTTCGACTTAGTTGGTTTTCTGGTACGTCAGTCCACTTACCGCCTGGTTCTTGGCTTGTGAGGACTACTTTCCCTCTTTGTTTTGCTGAACCGGCGCGTGTGGGTCTCCCTCCAGAAGATAGACGACGCTCTCTTCTAGATGTCTGTGCCCCAGTTGCCTCAAAGTCGGCATCACGCATTTTCCTGATATGGCGCATTTCTGCAGCGCGCACTTCTTGGCGCGTCATTCCATACTTCTCCCCGACTTCCTCTAGGGTTGGGCCAGACATTCTGAGGTTATAAATCTCCTCATCAGATGGCCGCTGGCGGCGCCCAGAAGATAGACCATACTGGCTTAATTCTGACTCAAATTGCCGAACGCTCTCTTCAAATTTTGCAATCGTTTCCGCATGACGAGAATCACGTTTTTCTTTTGATAGGGCATCTCGCGACCAATCATTTTCGATTGCCCCATCAATCATTTTTCTCATTACTTCGCTTGCTGCGAAAGCATCAACATCTGCGTTGTGGTGGCCATCTCCAAGCTCAACGTCAAGATATTCAGTAATTGCGGCAAGACTTGAGGAAGGGACCTTTTCACCATCTTTGTTTGTCTGAAATGGCCCATCTTCTGTTTCTGGTGTCCATCTGGGGAGCACAAGGCTTGCGAGCTCTCGTGTATCTATGTAGCCTGACGGCCTCCAGTCCGATTTCATTTTTGATAACACATCGTCCAAAACAGCTTTATCAAACGTTGCATTTTGAACTCCGAATATTGCATCAGCCCCAGCGAACTCGATTAGCTGTTTGTGAGCATCTTCAACGGAAATCTGTCCACCAAGCCAGTCATCTGTTAGTGGATTTCCGTCTATGTCTTTGAGATTGTTTCGCGACCATTCTCCGAGCGACTCGCCGGGGTTCATGAATAGGTTTATTCGGCCTATTTCTTTGCCGTTTTTAATTTTTACTGCACCAAACTGAACTGGTGCTCCGTTGCTAGTCGCTCTGCCGAATTCATCAAATACTAAACCGGTAGTTTCGTAATCAAAAAATATGATTTCTTGGTCGTTGTATATATTCCTGAAATCTTCCCATGAATCTACATTTTTGAATAAGTCATCCGTAGAACCGAGAAACGCTCCGAGCGTGGGGGGTCGTGGATAACGGGGTGGCTTTCCCCCGGACGACATGCGATTTGCATAATCATCTAGACGACGTTCTGCCTCAGCATCGGCGAAATCGCCCATGATGCTGTCCATATCGTCAAGTCTCTCTGCAAATTCAGGGCTTGACTCATAGTCTTTTTCTGTCTTGCTTGGATTTGCATCCAGCCATTCGGCAAGTTCATTTTCATAAAGACCAGAGCTGTTCTTGTAGAAGTCAGCCCTATTTTCTCTGTCTTCCGCTTCAATCTGTTCAGGAGTAGGGTCACCGCCAGAAGACAAACGACCATCATCCTGTTTGGGCTTATTCGGGGTGGTACGGCCTGAAGAAAGCGCGTTGGCCATTGATTCTGTAAGGTTGAATTTTTCCTTGCGCTTCTCTAGTGAAGCTCTTTGTGCCTCGGTCAGAACATCCCAATCACTCAGGCGTCCAGTTTTTTTGTCAATTTCCCTTCTTTCTTTTCTAGTTATTCCCCTGTATGAGGCACTCTTTGGATTTCGCCATCCCCTTGGGCCAAGGTCGTCGTGTAACTTCTTTACATAAGCCCAATCTTTGCCGGTCAGTCCACCTCGCGTCTGGTACTTTTCCAGCAAGCCGGTCATACCGCTCTCGCGCATGTACGCTAGATAGTCTTGTTCTAGATACCTATCTGGGCCCATGTCACCATTGGTCATTCTAGTGTTGAGTGGTTGTGGGTCTGGAGCGTCGCTGTTGAGCCATTCGGTTTTAAGAAATTTCCATTCTCTGTCGTCGAGGCTGTTTGGGATGTTTGTTCTCCCACCTCTCACGACGTCTTCTACCAGTGGATATTTCCCAAATCGAGAAGCCGCCCACGCAAAAATGGCAAGTTTTTGCTGGTCGTCACGTGGCATGCCTTGCGATTCGGCAACGTCCTTTAATGCTTCACGATTAAATGCGTCGTCCTCTCTCTGTTGGCGCCGGTATCGGAGTTCCGACAGGGCCTCCCAGTCTTTATCTTTAATTCTTCCCCGGCTTTCACCGGTCCATATATCTAATATTCGACCAGCTCCTTCCGGGTCGCGTAGGTGCAGGTCGTTATCGACTATAAAATCAATGAGCTGTTGTTGGCGTATGTATTCGAAGTCTTTTTCGTCTAGACCTTCTCCGTATTCTGAGCCCTTACCAACAACGCGACTCAAGTATTCGTCGTCGGGACGCTTCTTGCTTGCTTCCGCCGCCCATTTATAGAGTTCATCTGCTTCTTTCTGAGTGGTTTCTTCTCGGCCGCGAAGTCGAGACAGTATTCGGCCCGATGCGAACCCTTCGTCAGAATCTCTCTTTCCAGAAGACAGACGACCATCATCATTGGCATCTCCCCCCCTTGAAAATTTTCTAGCTGCCTTTAATCTTTTATCGGCATTCTTGCGACCTGAGCTAAATCTTTCAGATATTCCAGAACCGGAGTTTCCGATTTTTGCCACCGAGAAGGACTCACTCCCCTTTGAGCGGCGACTTCCATCCATCTGGTCAAGCGTTATGTCGTTGTCTTTTACATAATTGAGAACATGCTCGTATGCGTCTGCGAGTGAACTGAACTCAGACTCGTCCGTTGGTGGACCATAGCTGAAGTTGTAAGAAGGCCCATCTTCGCCGCCCATAAAGTCTGCCCTGTAAACAGCCCACGAATCCCTGCCTGCCGGCTGGATTACCATCTTCCCGCCATTAAAGTCGGCAACGTACGTGCCCCTAAACATGTTGTCTTCGTATGTGCCGCCGTCTTCTAGAACCATGTCCTTACCAATGGCGCTCGGCATTGGGTTACCTTTTGCGCCAGACGAGAAACCACTAGGTACGCCTGGGCTTTCGTCATCTTCAGATGTTTCGTTATATATCCATGAAGTTGGGCCTGGGTCTAGTTCGCGTATGGCCCTAGTTGATGCAACGTACTGAAGTCTTTGCTCTTCCGGAGCTGGGTACTCCATCTCACCGGTATTCTTGTTCTTTCTTGGTCTTGGGAAGTCTCCGTAAAGCTGAACTTTTCCGAACTCAAGACCCTTTGACCTGTGTGCCGTCATTACCATGACGTCTACTTCCTGAGCATCACCCGATGTTATTCCGGAGAGAAGTTTTGCAGCCTGTTCTGGTGTTGCGTCTACGAATACTGCAAACTTGCCGCCAGTCTCTTCTGGCTTGCCATACTCAAAGCGATTGATTTTTCCTAAGTTTTCTTTAATCCAGCTCTTTTTGCTGTCATCACCAGATGAGCCTTTTGCTGTGTATGGCAACTGAAAGAACAGTTTTCCATTTTTGTACAAAACGGATGTCTTTTTGTCTCCTGCCCATTTACCCAGACTGCTTGGGTCTATGGACATCTCAAAGCCATCTGTTACTTCGCTAGGAAGAATCCTCTTGCCGGAGCCTCCACCAGATTCCCCCCTGAGCTTGCCACCGACAACGACTTGGTCCAGTATCTCGATAATGTTTGGTGTGTCATTGAATAGCTGTACAAGCATTCTTAGTCGAGGGCTTGCATCCTCGGCGTTGGCTGCATCTGTAACCTCCTGCCATGAAGAGAATTCCTCTAGTTCTGGATGTGGATTTTTTACTGGCTTATCGGCCTTGAGACTTATTGCGTGCCATGCGAATTTCGTTAGGTCTTTCTTGAAGTTTTCCGAAGTCCCTACGATTCTTCCGTTTTTTATTTGCTCAACAACTGCACGTAGCGCCCCACCGTTACTTCTTGTCAGAATTGCATCTGGGTCAACCATCGACTCTGGTTCAACAACACCATCACCCGGCTTTCCTACGCCACGAATTCTATCTTTTGAACCCATGTACGCTAGGAATCTGTTTGCGTATCCAGCTATCTTGCTGTCGAATCTCCATGACCCAGTGAGAGGCAAGTCATATGTGGCTTCCGCTTTCTCGAGACTGTCCGATGCTCCACGGAATCCGTAAATAGCCTGGTAACTATCTCCAACAAATATAACTTGGATGTTCTGTTCCCGCATGACTTTTGCCATTACTGGGTTTATGTCCTGAGCTTCGTCAAAGAATATTACTGATGGCTTTCCTTTGAATAGACCGACACCGTCACTGAGCTGAGGCCTAGATAGTGCCCACATCTTGGTGAATACGGAGTTATCCAATTTCATCACGCCATCAGGGTCGTTCATGTCATCCCATATAGCTTTGGCATGTCCCAAAAGAGCTGGTGGAACATTCTGTATTTTCTTAAAGTGCTGTGTGCCTATCTCATCGTCTTCCGAAATAAGGAATTCTTTAACCGCTTCTCTTACAAGCTTTGTAACATCAACAGCATCAAGGACTATGGGGTTTCCGGTTTTCTCATCTTTTAGCCCGTCCGGATGCTCCATTTGTTTAATCTTGAAATGAATAGATATATCCTTGTTTCTTGTTCCCTTTGACTTCACTCTTTCTGGTGGGTTGCCCTTCATTCTGTCCGTGAAGGCTTCGCCCATTGTCTGCTTGACCCAGTTCCACGATATGGAGTCGCCTGTTCGTGACTCTGTATTGCCAGGGAACTTTCCCTCAGCCTCAAGCTGGATGTCCTTGTTGAACGCCATGTAGACGATTTTCTTCTTTGGGTCCTGACGCTTCAGTCTCTCAGCAATCATTACAAGAGTAGAAGTTTTGCCAGTGCCGGCGAATGCTCTTACAATTACGTTCTCGCCAGTCGCCACCGCATCCGCAATGACTGCCTGCTCTTCTGTCGGTGGGAACTTCTGATAGGAGTAATCAAAGTCAGTGCGAGGCACCGAGCTTGCACCGGAACTAAATCTTCCGCCCTCCTTGCCCACTTTCCCGCGCTCTAGGTCATCAATGAAGTTGTCTATATCTTTTGATGGATTGCCTGCCGCCCTAGCAACCTCGTAAGGCACCTCGGAGAAGAATCTCTGCTTTCCATCGTTATAAGTTATTCCAACACGACCGTCTTGCGGGTCGTATGTCATTTCTGTCGCTTTTCTACTTCTACGAGTATCAAATTGCATCTGGGCTGCGGCGCGAGCTGGCCCACCAGATGAAAGCCTGTCTACATCGTAGTCATCTTCGTCCCACGGTTCTGGAGTTATTGATGGCAGGAAGTCCTGCTCGACCCACTTCATCGCGGAGTCCATATTCTTAAACGACTCTGGATGGTAGTACTCATCTCCAGACTGGCCGCCATCGCGTGCGTAGCTTCCAGAAGTTCTCAGAACAAAGAACTCTCCACCGTCTTCGGATATTGAGTAAGTCGTTTCGTTATCTGGATTTACAACCCATTCGTCACCCTGTTTGGTGGCCTTAAAGCTGTCGTCCGCTTCTGAAAGTCTTACGCCTTTGTACTTCTTCTTGATAGAAGCCATAGCTGCACCTTTGCTTTCGGCATTGTGCATCTCTTCTATGTCTTCTGGGGTTACGCCGTCATAGGCATATACCCCACCCTTGTTGAATCCGACAACAAGCCTTTTGTTGTCGGCATCGTAGAATGCTCCAGTCAGCGCTGAACTACCGGCCGTATCTATTCTCTTGCGTCCAGAAGAGAATTCTTCCGCTGATGGGCCATCCTTGCGCTTTCCGGGACGAGTTTTGGCGCGTAGAACATTTCTATCGCGGAATCTCTGAAGGTCCTCTTCTGACCATGCTCCCTGATTTGATTTGCCCTGTCGCCGATTCTTCCGACCTCTACCGGTTCTGCCAGAGGAGAGTCTTTCTCTTCTCCAGAGTCTGCGCTTCCTGCTTTCTCTAGCACCCTCTGGGAAAAGAAGGGAATTAATGTGAGAATACATCTCTGCTACATCGAAATCTTTTCTACGATTCGTTGAATCCATGCGCTTATCAAAGACGAGCGAATCCAGGGTGTCGAAAATGTCCCTATTGTCTTCTTTGGCTATCTTTTCTGCTTCCTCAAATACTCTTTGACCAACTTTTTGACTAAATGTAAGGTCGCGCTTACCTGCTCCAGAAGACAGCCTCTCTCCATCGTCTTCCCTGCCGACACTGGAAACATAATCCTTATACTCCGCATAGGAGCCAAAACCCTGCTCTCTAGCAAAATCATTTGCATAGTAGTCTGCCATCTCCTGAAGCTCTTCGTCGGTTGGCTCCGGAAGGCTGCTGTAGTGTTCGTCCATGCCACGACGGGCATCGAGTATGTCTTTCTTTGCCCCCGCGCGAACTTCGGAAACAATTCTTTCGCTAACCCCTAGCTCCTCCGCAAGTTCCGCATCAGTTAGTTCGTCTTCGCCGAATCTAGTTACGTATTTGTCAAATATCTGATGAGAGACATCTTCTCGTGTTACGGCCCTCTCAAATCCTTTTCTTTCCTTAGTCGCTATGTCATCCATAGACATGCCAGTTAGCTTTTTGATTGAATTGCGGCTTAGACCAGCTTTACGACCCTCGAATATCGCGTCGCTTCCGTCGCGACCGCCGAGTCTCATCCGTGCTATTTCTCTAGACTCGATTCTTCTAACCTCTTCACGGGACATGCCGAGCATTCTGCCCATATCGTCGAGTGTGAGGCCTGTCATTCTGTAGGCAAGTATTTCGCTTGGTGTTGCTCCATCCCTGAGACGCTTCATCTCGCGCATCTCCATTTGGCGGACTGTTCCCCTGTCTATTCCGTATGCTCTACCTACTTCGTCCAGGGTTTCACCCTTCATGCGGCGAGAAAGTATTCCTAGATTGACCTCTCTATCGGCCATATCTTCTGCCATGACTCTCTTGACAGATTGGCGTCTTTCTGCTTTGTTTCTTCCGGAAGAGAATCTTGATTCTCCATCACCAAAAAGGTTTAATGACCTGTCGGAAAGAACTGATGACAGGAGACTGCCATAGTCGTATGGGTCGTTCTCTCTATCTTTTCTTGACTGAACAGCCTTAGATATAGCGGAGTCAAGGTCATCATCCAGGGATATTTTGTTGTCTTTGTTGTAGTTATCTATATCGAGGAAGAAATCTGGGTCGCCAGGTCTAATTTCCTCATCTATCAATCTGTCAAATGTCTCTATGAAGCGTCTTGCTTCTTCTACCGAATCAAAAGTATCTAGTTCATAGATGTAGTCGACGGAGCCATAGTCTTCTCCCCTGTACATGCCGACAACAGTCCATGCTCCATCATCTGGACCATCAAGGCCAATATCGGAAGATGGAACTATCTCCATGTCGACATTTTCGGTATTGATTCTGTCTGCTGCTCTATTGCCGCCCAGTTCGGAATCGAATACAAGCTCGTCTTCTATTTCTGGTGGATACTTGCGCCCAGATGAAAAAGCCCCCATTCGAGACTTGCCCCATGAATATGGGTATTCCCTGTCCCTTACGCTTCTTGAGCTAGATGGCAGGCCGTCCGATGGGGTCAGCTCTCCATTTGCTGCTTCTAGTGCCTCTGTAAATTTTTGATAACCCTCATCGTCAAGGCGAATCATCGCCCTCTGGGAACCCCTATTGAAACTCCTGTCCTCTAATGAGGATTCTAGGACGTTCTTCCAGCCAAGAGATACCTCGCCGGTTCTGTCGTTATATTCTGGATGCATCAATATGCCGGCGTTAGGCATAAGTATTGCCTTCACGTCATCGTCGCTGACCTCTTTACCATCGTTCATAAGTTGGTCTAGCACTCGAGTGTCTACTCTGTTTCCGCGACCAGAAGAGAATCCAACAACGCTGGATTTCTTGCGCCCACCGAATGCTTTTTCGTGTTTTCCATTTGGACCGAATCCGGCGTCTGCGAGCATTGCCGCAAGCGTATTTTGGCTTTCTGGACCAGTTGGCGTTGCCATTCTGAATGCCAATGCATCTAGTACTGCCGCCCTTGCACCAGCAAGTTCGTCATCGGTTACATTTTCACTGGACTCTTCCCTATCGAGATAGTCACCAAGGCGCTTTGTATATCCACCGAACCATGTTAGGTAGTCCATGGACGAACGCGCTTTTTCGCTAAAACCCTTCGGCCTTCTATTTCTTTCATTTTCCTGCCACTCAAGAATCCCGACGTTTGTTGCTATTTCTCTAGCCCTCTGCCACTCCTCCGACGTATTCATTGAAGCGACGGTTCCCTCTCTTGGGATATCCAGCCAAAATCCGTTGTTTTTTCTAAATTCTGCTACAAACTCTTCGTGCTTATTTCTTGTGGCAACTTCGTCTGGAAGGTCAAATTCTCCAGTTGTACCCAGCGGAGCATGTCTTCTTTTGCGTCTGTCTTCTGGGGTAATGGCTTTTCCTGAAGAGAATCTGTCGGAACCTTTTATTTTGTCGCGCTTTGATATTTCGGATGAGTAAACAGACGCTCTCTGACGGAGGGAGTCGACACTTTGTCTAGCTTTTCCGATTTCTGAAGAAGATACTTTTTTGCCAGAGTCTCTATCTGCCTGAATCTTTTCTAGATTCTCTCTAGCCTTGGCTATTTCTCCTCTAAATTTGCCGACCGTTCTCACTAGGTCATCCGTTGACATCTCTTCCGGGTAGCCGAACTTAGCTACATCATTTGCCATTTCCTGGCCAAGGACAGGGTTTGGTGCGCTCTTTGAGCGACGTATTGCATTCGCAATTGATTCGCCCGATGCCCTACTTCTGCCCTCTCCAGGGCGTGGGGCAGCGGATACTTGGTTTGTAAGTTTCTTGCGCGGTCTTGGAAGGACGGGGTCAATGTTTCTGTCAAAGCCAAGCTCTCTGGCTCTTTCTTTGCCGAGTTCTCTTAGTCTTGCTCCAGCATCATCTGTAAGCGTCACTCTGCTAGGACGAGGCGGAGCAGGAGTTAATGGAGCATCCCACGGCGCTCCGGACCTTACTCTCGGCGGACCGGGTTTATCTGCATTAACAGCAGAGCGGGCCCTTTGCTTGTCTTTTGATGGCTTCTTCTTCCGGCCAACGCTGCCCGCAATTTTTTCTACTGCTTTTTTAAACCCAACCCAAACAGGATTTCTTGAACCCTCTCTGGCCCACCCGTCTCCGTCCGGGTCGTTGAGAGATATTTTTGAAGGGTCTAGATTTCCAGCTACACCGCCAGTTGCTGCGCCAATTGCTCGCGCTGCTCTGCTACGACCTTTACCGCCACCAATGTTTGGAGCATCAAGACGCCTTCCAGCGCCAATGCCCCTTCGGATTTTTCCCAGCACGGACTTAGTCGCGACATCAAGAGCTTCAATTAGCTCTGGATTGTGTGCTGACTTAACTACAATCCCCTCCTCGGTTACTCTGGCGTCAGCGTTGTAATACTCGAGAACTGGGTCAATCATTTGCCTTAACTCAAAAGCCTCTGCCGGCTCTACTGGTATTACGTATTCCGATTTTTCATTGATTAGATGTTGAAGACTCTCTATCACCTCCATGAGGGCATTGCTTGTGTCTGGCTGCGAGGTCAGCTCGCTATAAAAACCGGCACTCCAAAAATCACCAGATTGCAATGACTTTGGTGTTTCTGAGTAATCGTCTCCCCAGTATGCATCTCCTGGTGCCCCAGGAGTCTCGGGAGTGTAAACGGTCTGCGCGTTGACCTTCTCTGGCTTACCAAACATGAATTCACCATCTGCATAGTGATACGCAAGTCTGTACGTGCAAGACGAACCGTCGCTCATAATTCGGTCAAATACAACAACATTGTCTCCAGCAGAGCGGACAATTATGTTCGACCCAGTTCTTGCGACCAGCTCACGGCGAAGAGCAACTACCATGGGGTTTTCAGGGATAGATGGTCTTGTTGGCTTGACTACTGACCTCGGCGCCGTGGACGGAGCAGGGCTTGGCATTGATGGAATAGGTTGTCTATTTGCTGAAGGCATTACTGAGGGCATTCCATACTCATGCTTCTCGTTATCGGAAATCATGGAAGCAATATTTCTGAGTGCGTATAGAACCTCTTTTAGTTCCGGAGAATTTTCACTATCGGCATTCGCGATGGAACTAACAGCCCTTTCCATCACTGCGGTGGCATTATTTTCATCCGACTTAACAGATATTGTTCCAGTCAATTGATTTGCACCGTGAAGAACAGGGCTCACCTCGTAAAGCTCTACCTCAAATAGAACATTCGCCTGCATCTGCTGGTCAAATTTTGCGTTGATTGTCTTATACCCAATTGACCATTCCTGCTCTTCGCCAAAGAATGCAACACTCGCAAATGCTTCCTTGCCTTTTTCTGACATTAGGTTGAATTGAACTTTTGCGTAGAGCCCACCAATACCCGCTGCTCTCATCTTGCTCGGAAGTCTTGGGTCGTTTGCTGGAACTTCGTAAATTTCTAGAACCTTGCCGATTGGGTCGTTCCAGTTATGGCCCCACACAACTCTTGGTTTCCGGCGCAATAGGCTTTTGGCGAATGCCCCAGGGGCGCAAACATCGCCAACGGAGTCCTTGTTGCCAATTCCTGCCACGAAACACTCGACTATGCCCCTGGCTTCGTCTAGGTTTATTGCACCCTGAGTGGCAGCTTTGTACTGAATTTCAGGATTCACGAAGGATTTTGACATGAGACTCCTTTGTCAAAGAAAGATAATAAACGACGAAAGCTCGTGCTCATTGAAAGTTTAGGTGTTTTTGCAGTGTTTTTAGTAAACTATTTACTAAAAATTATCTAGTTAAGTGTTGGCCGAATAGCCAGGCCCTACGAGTTTCGTCCTCGGCAATCTCTGGGAGTCTTTTCCCAAGCAAATTGGTGTACAGCGAGACGATATTCGACCTAAATGTGCTCACTCTCTGCTCTTCACCGATAACTGAAAGAGAGGCAAGCATGATATTTGTTATTTCTGATGTCATTTCGGAGTTAATCGACTTGATTCTCTCCATCTGAGACTCAACCTGAACAGAAACATCAGATTCAATTAAATGATTTTTGGAGGATTTCCTAGAAATCTTCACACCCGATGCTGCCTGAGATTCCTTGATTATTGCTGTTATGACCGGCTTGATGTCGTCCTCAAATTGTCTATCCCATGTCTCGGAGTGAAGTATTGATGGAATATCGATAGTTCCGGCCACAAGTGCTTTTTTGGCCTTTGCACCGCTCGACTTCTCGAGAACAACGCGCTGCTGTCTTTCAAGAACCCTCTCTATGCTCCGATAGAGAATCTCTTCCCATCTCTGCACCTCAACTTCTTGCTCTGATTTGGTCTGAATATCCGCATTATCGATTGAGGCTGCTCCCGATGGAACTGGTGCCATTCCCGTTGACATTCCTGCTGGCATTGCTTCTGGCTGCGGGGGAGTGGGTAGACCCGGTATCGGCGCTTGTGCCAACTCCCCGCCACCCTGCGCCGTAACTTCCGCCATTGCCCCAGCCATAGTATTTGGGTCAAGTGGTTGGCCATCGGCACCTGGCACCATCTGCTCTGGACCCGGAGGCATCCCCGGCATGCCTGGGGGCATCCCCGGCATACCCGGAGGCATCCCCGGCATACCTGGAGCACCAGGGACGGTCGCGGAAGCTTTATCCTCCATTTTCTTCTTAGTATTGGCAATCGGAATCAGGTTTGGATTGAGCAATAGCGAATCAGCAAGGTCTGACTCTGTTTCTTTTCTTCCGGAAAGAATTCTGTACTCGTTGTTGCTGATTAGGCCGTTTTGGAATTCATCCATCAAATAGCGATGTCTTTCCTGCTTGTAGAGCATCAGGATTGGAACTTCGCTTGTGTCGAAATCGACGTAGTTCTTATCGTCTAGTTCGTCTAGACCCCGTGAAAGAATCTCCAAATGGGGAAGCATCGTCTCCATCCAAAAGACACGAATCTCTTCCGAAGCATTGCTAAACGTTCTACCGGAAGCGTTTCCAATAACAGACTCTGGAACTCCGAATGATGCAAGAATTTCCTCCTTAGTTAACTGCCTCATCTGTATGTAGGCAGCGTCTCTTGGATTTGCGGATGTGTCTACATAATCAACGCCATCATCAGAAGAGATAACGGATGTATATCCAACACGCGATAGGTTCCCCCTGAATCTGCTGCGCAGCTCTTCTTTGTCGTCATCATCTATTTCCCCACGGAGAACAAGCAGCCCGCCAGGTCTGCCGTCGTTCAGGAGATAGTTTCTGTTGTAGAGCTTCGCTAGATTTTCTATCTCTATAGCAACGCCAGCTGATTCAAGGGGAGTTAAGGACAGGTATGGGTCGAGTGGATGAGGCCTTCTAATCCAGGTTACGTCCTCTTTTTTCAGTATGACTTTTTGTCCATACGGCATTGTCACCTCATAACCAGAAACAAACTTTTTTGCATCTGGTATTGGCGCCGTTGACTGTGCGGGAAGAAGGTTCAGTCCAACTATCCCGCCGTCCCTTCCTCGCACCTTCTCCACAAATGCACCGCGAGTTCCAAGAAGTATCTGTGCCGAAAGTCTGTATCTGAAGATGAAGGCGTTTTCTCCGATGTTCGATTTTGTATTGAGAATCTCCATTAACTCGGAGTTTTGAGAAGCCCTTTTTGAAAGAATCTCGCCATCTGGAGAGTTATCTTTTCTGAGGATTATTGGGAGTCTTGCCTGGTTCCCGGCAATTGCGTCGATACATCTAGCCACCCACGTGACTTTCTGCATCCCTTCTCGGTATGCCCTTTCAATGTCCCAGGAATCCCTATATGCCCTCCCCGCAAGTCCGGGATTGTTGGCTACTGGTGCTCCTGGGCCTATTTCTTTATTACTCTCATTGGAAAGGGATTTATTTACCGGAGAATTCCAAGCCATATTTCCTACTCACGACCTAGGAGGTAGCCAAAAAGACCACACGTTGTCCCTCCCACCAGTAAGCCGGCAGGAGGGTATATTAACGCAGCGCCAATACTGGTTAATAGTATAAATGAAAGCATGAAAATATAAGCGAACAATGCCCGAGTCGTCTTTGCCCGGACTTTTTCTATAAGTTTTGGCATGTGCTATACACTAGCCTATTGTGATGGCCTGCAGTATTAAGGCGTGGTAGATATGAGCAGTGCAGAGGAAGAAAAGTGGAGCAAGATACTCGAATATCTTCAGCCGCGTGTCCCCCCCTTCTGCCCCGAGGACCCCTCAACAACGCAGAAGGTTTTTCTCCGCACCAATGCTATCGAAGCACTATTCGGTGGGGCGGCCGGGGGCGGTAAGTCGTCGGCGCTATTGATGTCGGCACTTCAATATGTAGACATACCGAATTATTCTGCAATATTATTTAGGCGTACATTTGCCGACCTATCTCTCCCCGGCGCCCTAATGGACAGATTTAAAAGCTGGATAAATCTTTACGACGGTGTCCACTGGAATAACAACAGCTTTGTTGGCACGTTTCCATCGGGGGCAAGAATTTCCTTTGGTTACCTAAACAATCAAAACGACTACCTGAGATACAAGGGTTCAGAATTCCAATTCATAGGCATGGACGAAGTAACGGAAATCCGTGAAGCAGACTATAGATACATGTTTTCCCGCCTTCGTCGCCCTGCTAGTGGACCACTTTCTCAGGTGCCCCTTAGGATGAGGTGCGCCTCAAACCCTGCCCCCAACTGGGTTAGGCAGCGTTTTATTGTCGAGGGAATGGAGGATGGCAGAATATTTGTACCCAGCAAGCTTGCTGATAACCCAGGAATTGACGCCGTTTCCTACCGTCAGGCACTTTCCGCCCTTGACCCCATCGAAAGGCGCAGACTTGAGGAGGGAGACTGGTGGAGCACCACCCTTGGAACCCTTTTTGAGCGGGAATCTGTGGAAATTATAGACATGGCGGATGTGCCCAAAAATGACCCAAATGCAAGAATTGTGCGATTTTGGGACCTTGCAGCCACCGAGCCGAGTCACTCAAACCCTGACCCCGACTGGACGGTTGGGACTTTGATGATGTTTTCCGACGGAATTGTCTATATTTTGGACATCAAGCGGGGGCGCCTGAGGGGCGAAAAAGTCGAGCAATTGATAGCCCAGACCGCCTATGAGGACGGCCCAAGTGTCCCAATTAGAATGGAACAGGAGCCGGGCTCCTCCGGGAAGGCCCTCCTGGACCAATATGCCAGATATGTGCTTCCTGGCTATGACTTTATGGGGGCTAGGGCCACTGGGGACAAGGTAACCAGGGCTAGGCCATTTGCCGCAGCCGTCGCCAATGGGAACGTGAGAATTATCAGGGGGCCGTGGCTTACCGCCTGGATGGACGAGCTTTCCTCTTTCCCGGAGGCCTGTGACCATGATGACCAGGTTGACTCCGCCGTGGGGGCTTTTACACATCTTGCCGAATTGGGGTTGCCATCTAAAAGAAGGATTGCTATAGTCCTCTAGGTCGGAATTATCGCCGGCAATACCTACCCACCTACCTACAAGAAAGCGCTACTAAACGTTGTCTATGGAAAAGATTGACGAAATCAAGGAACTTATTTTATCCCTAGATTCCGACCTCACCAAACTGCTGGAGTCGTCCGGAGATGTTGTCGAAGTGGGGAATACCCTGCTTGCTCTTAACCTCATTAAGAGAGACCTCTCCATTATCTACGACTCATTTTCGGCAAAGTTTGGAGAGATGATGGCCGGGGAGTCTGTAGTCACACTTGATGGTAACGCCCTCATTGAGAAGAAGAGTTCGTACGAGCGTAAGGCATGGCAACACAAAGACCTTGCTCGTGCCGTTGTTGACAGGCTTTCCCAAATGTCGGTTGACATGGATACGGGGGAAATTCTAAATTCCCCCGAAGACATTGCAATGCAAATTTTTACATACTGTGCACCCTCCTACTGGCGGGTCAAAGAACTCAACAATATTGGAATCAATCCCGATATGTACTGCGAGACGGGGCAGCTTAAAACAAGCATCATCGTCAGAAAAGGAGATAACCAATGACAAGCGCAAACATCATGCAAATGCTCTCTGAGCCATTCCCCCCAGAAATGGAGCGCATATTGAAAAAGGGGGGTGCTTCACTTACATATATTCCTGTTAGTGAAGTGATTGCGAGACTTAATAAAGTTCTCGGCGTTGACCAATGGTCTTTCGAAATTGTTTCTTGTCAACGTGATTCCATTGACCCCGACTACATCGTTGCCCATGTCAGATTGACCTGGCATGCGAATACGTCAGGTTCGGTAAGTGCAGTTCACCGCGACGGCTACGGCGGTCAGAAGATAAAGCGAACCAGGCAGGGCGACATCGTTGACCTTGGCGACGAGATGAAGGGCGCTGTTTCTGATGCCCTCAAGAAGGCCGCTCAGACCATGGGTGTTGGCCTCTATCTAGCCCGTTCCGAAGATGCGATGGAGGTCGAGGAGGTAATCGCTGCCTCAACTTCTCCTGTATCGCAAGAAGAAGGCGAGAGAATCCAGAAGTGGGAAAACTTCATGGGACTTGCAAAGAGCCTAGATTCCGAACAGAAAAACAAGCTGAATGCCCACTGGGAAAGCTTCAGTGGTGGCAAACCAAAGCCGACAAAGACCAGCGCCACGCATGAGGAACTCGATGAGTTGATTGCTGAAATCATCAAAATCAAATTCGATTCCCCGAGCGCATCAGATGAGTGATTCTGCACTAACACCACCACCACACCTTTCTGCTTCCTCTATAGGCACATTTCGGCAATGCCCACTTAAATTTAAGTTCAGCAAGATTGACCAAATTCCCGAAGAGCCCGGCGAGGCCGCGATGTTGGGAAACTTTGTTCACGACGCTCTGGAAAATCTTTACGGCCTTCCTCCGGAGGATAGAACTCTAGGGGTGGCAAAAACCATTGCGAAAAACATGTGGGATTTGTCGTGGAAACAGCAAGTCTCTCCCTATATTCACAATGCCGAACAACTAAAAATGTTCAGATGGCAGGCATGGTGGTGCATAGAGAATCTATGGAAGATAGAGAACCCACAAAAAATTGAACCAGACGGTCTTGAGTTTGAAGTTTATGGTTTGATTGGTGGTGTAGTGATAAAGGGCTTTATAGATAGATATTCTACGTCCGAGAAAACTGGTCAGATAATCGTTAGCGACTATAAGACCGGCAAAACACCAAAACCTCAGTACTTGGACGAAAAGTTTTTCCAACTGTATATTTATGCAAGCCTTCTTGAGGGAATGGGCGCAGGCGGTGTCGAAGAACTTGAACTTCTCTACCTAAAAGATGGAGTCAAAATAGCAAGAAAAGTGGAAGAGGACGATAAAATTAATACGATTGAGATTGTGCAAGAAGCGAAATCAGATATTGATAGCAGATGTTCTTCGGGAAACTTTGAGCCAGTTACATCCATTTTGTGCAACTGGTGTAGTTACAAAAGCATTTGTCCAGCGTGGAATTGAGAGAAAAGATGATTGACGATTACAGATTTGCAAAAATGGTCGCTGACGACGTGAAAAACCAAATTTCACGAGAGCAGCGAGAGTTTCTCCTGGAAAAGGAGAATTGGTTGAGGTGGAAGGAAGCACTTCTGTCTCTCCTAGAAAACCTCGGAGAGCAAATTGAAGACATCGACTTGGATGAAGAGGCCGACAAACAAAGATTTGAAGACCTCGGCAGGGAAGGCAAGGTCCTTATGGCTGAAGCATCCAGGGTTTATGCCGAAAGAAAAAAGAAGATTTCGCGCTTTAAGTTCTATGTGGATAAAAAGCTTGACCAAGTTGTAAAAATGATTGATACGGGAACGCGAATGGAATCGCCTTCCGCACCAAGCGAAGCAGACACACTACGTCGAGCAATCATTAAGCATAGGGCGATGCTTCGTGAGTACGACCTCGAGGACACAGCAATCGACAGGGCGTTATGGGCCACCCTTGAAAATAAGTGGCTTTTCGACTCGATAGACGCTTCCACCATTTAATGAAAAGAAAGCCTCTAAGGCGTTCGACAAAACCGATGAAGCGGTCTCCCTTGAAAAGACGCTCATCTAAAATGGCGAGCAAGTACAAGAACGAGAGAATACCTCTTGTAAAAAAACTTCTGTCCGAAAGACCGTATTGTGAAGCGTGCCCGATATTCGCGAAGCATGATGGTCTGGTCGCCTACGCAAGAAGGCAATCGGTAGACGTTCACGAACTTGTGCGTCGCTCTCAGGGCGGTTCGATAACGGAGGAGTCAAACCTCATTTGTGTCTGTCGCCCCTGCCACAGGAGAATCGGAGAGAACCCGGGTTTGGCCTTTGAACTAGGCCTATCTTTGCACAATTGGGAAAATTAATTTAATAGGTTTTGAAAATTCGCCCAATTATTAATAGGCGAGCCAATCCTAGTCGCGGTATTATCTACTAACAGGTACCTGAATTCCGCATAAATCGGCAAAGAAGGGAGAGTGGTCCAAGTGTCTAGTGGAGTTACCACGGCAAAGGAGGCGGCGGCCACCTGAGACCCCGAGCTCGTTCGCTGCCTACGACCGTTCAGTCTCTGCAGGACTGGCGGTCGTTTGCTTTTATCAAGTGATTATTTTTATGCTTTAATATTATTTGCGTGCTTTTTATACCTTAGGGCCGCTATAGGTGAACGGGCCCGCACCAGTCATTAATCGGTGCGGGCTCGTTCATGTAGTAGGGTTCATTCGTGAATTTTGTCGGAGTAGACCTTTCTTTGACCTCCACCGGGATATGCAGCCTTGGCTCCCCGTCAATAATTAGCACTAAATCGAGGGGAACTGAAAGACTTTTTCATATTTCTACTCAAATTTTAAATTACTGCATAAACATAAAAAGCTGTTTTGTATTAATTGAAGGATATTCTTTTGCCTCCAGAAATAGCCAGGCTCATAGCATTGGCGAATTGGGCGGATGCGTAAGAATGAAGCTTTGGGAGTCTGGCATAGGATTTGTGGAAATTCCCCCCACCTGCAGGGCCAAGTTTGCGACCGGAAGAGGCAATGCGGGGAAGGGGGAAGTTATCTCGTCAATATCCGCAAAAACTGGAATCGTTTGGTCTGGTTCTGGCGCTGATGACATGTGTGATGCGTGGGTTCTCGAAGAGATGGGTCTTGCGAAGGTCGGAAAATCAAAATATGATTGGCCCTCAAACAACATGTCTGCACTTGACAGGGTTGACTGGTCTTCTCTGAATGAATTTATTAGAAAGGAAAACCATTGAGGAACACGAGGACATCTCCTATTTCTCAGGTCGAGATTGAAGGCGAGCTTATGAGGCTCATGGAAATTCTCGAAGAAGAAACAGAATCCTTTGAGGTGCTGGCAACAGAATCCGCAAAGAAGGAAGCCCTATATAAAGCAAACTGGGCCAAAGAATACCTATCGGCCAAAGGCTCCATAAAGGAGCGAGAAGCTTGGGCTGACTACAAAATGGATGACGCTGCTTACGACCACAAGATTGCCGAAGCCCTCGTTAAGTCCAAGAGGGAAAAGCTACTTTCACTACGAACATCAATCGATGCGCTGAGAACTCTCAATGCGAATGTTAGGGTTCAGACATCATGAGGCCCTGGAGAAGAAAACAAATTAGGCATTCGCCGATTCAATACTCAACCTCAACGTCCAATGCGACCACAACAAAATATTCTGTATTTAGTCCTGACACTAATCAGGAGGAACTCCCTCCATGTCCATGGTCAACCTCACCAAGAACAATCGAGCATTTTCTTGTCGTCAGCGACCAAAGAAGGCTATGGATTGCCGAAAACGGCAGACAACCATACTCATCGTGGAGCATAATCCTTACTCATGAGCTGGTTGAGGATTTGTGCAGAGAAGTTATTGGTCGGGAAAATAAATAATGGACGGAATACACCCATCCCTACGTTCCATGGCGGTGGACATAGACACACTTGTACCGTTGCCGAAGAACCCTCGTATCGGGGACATCCCGGCAATAGTCGCTTCGTATGCTGAGTTTGGCCAAGTAAAACCAATCGTTGCAAAAAAGAACGACGACGGAACAGCCACTGTTATCGCTGGTAATCACCAGATAGAAGCAGCAAAGGAGCTCGGATGGGACAAAATTGCCGTCGTTTACTTGGAGGGCGACGACTCCCGAGCAATAGCTTTCGCTCTCGCGGATAATAGAACTGTTGAATTGGGTTATTCAGACAGTGAGGCAGTTTTTGAATTAGTCATAGAAGTTAGTGACTACTACCCAGAGCTGATGGAGAGCCTTGGGTGGGATGAGTTTGAGATGGCTGAGTATGAGCAGGAAATGGAAAGAAACAGTAGCGAGCTGTCGGCAACCGGCCAATACGTGCCCCCCTTTTTAGTTTCTCAACCAGGAATCGAACCCGATGGAGACGACGACGTTCAGGAACCATCTTTTACGGTCTCTAGAGATTCCAATGGAGAAAACAGAATTATTGCACCACCTTCTGCCAATCAATCAGATGTTGCTGTTAGGGGTTCGACTGTTTCCGCTCAAGGGGAAAGGCCTCAGGCGGTTGTTCAGTACACGATAGTTTTTGATAGTCCTGACCAGCAGGCGAAGTGGTACGAGTTCATTAGATGGCTAAGAAACGATTCAGTCGTGGTTGGGACTACTACCGCAGAGCGACTATTGGATTTCATCTCTCAGCATACGGAAATCTAAATGAGCGAACAGAATAAATGTTTGTGTGGTTTAGCCTTTTGCGAACCGGAAAAAATTATCGTATGTAGCAATTATCACGATGCGGTCGTACGGGAAAGAGACAGGCTTGTTATTGAAATAGATTCGCTTAGGGCGGAGGTTCAAAGACTCTCACAGATTGCGCAATACTGATGACTAGGCAGAGAATGTTTTTAGACATGTCATGCGTCGAGGCTGCAAGACAAAGAATTAGACACGTTTACGACACCTTCGACACCGTCTGTATTCAATTTTCCGGAGGCAAGGACAGCACTGCGGTTCTCTACCTTGCCAAAGAAGTTCATGAAGAGCGTTGTCTTGGGCCAGTAAAAGTTATTTTCAGAGATGAAGAGATGGTAAGTCCAACCGTTATTGAATACACAGAGCGTGTACGTCAATATGACTGGGTGGATATGGAATGGTATTGCCTTCCGTATCCGGCAGAAATATGGGTTCTTGGTTCTAGGGTGACAACACTTTTATGGAGTAACGCCAGAAAAAAGATTGGTCGCTTGGTGAGGGATATCCCACCGTGGGCAATCACTGGGGAGCACTTCGGTCTGACTCATGATGTCTCATTGCCCGAACAAACCGATTACTACACCATGCAAGGGAAGAGGGGCAATGTCGCTTTTATTACTGGAGTTCGTGCTAGTGAATCAATGGTTCGCTATAGGTCTATTGTTCAGAAACTTCACGAGAACTACATAGTTACTCCATACAAACTCAAGGCGGGAATCCCTTTGAAGTTTGCAAAGATAATTTATGACTGGAACACGAATGATGTATTCAAATTTATAACAGAGGAACACGGAGCAGAGTTTTGTGAGTATTACGACCTTGCAGCACTTACCGGCAGCAACACCAGGGTTGGCATTCCCCTTCACTCCGTAGCAATTAGACGAATAGGGGATGTTGTTGCGACAGAGCCGGAATTCTATGACCGGTTGTTTGAGTGCTTCCCTCAGATAGACGCTCAACGCCGGTGGTGGCCGGAATTTGATATTGAGAAATTGATAGCAAGATATTCTTCATATGGATGGGATGGGGCTCTCATGTTCATCAACGACTATCTAATGGGTGAAAGGCGCCAGAGAGACGCAAAAGCATATGTTTCAAGATTCAGAAAAAAACACTTGCAGGACCCATATGGGTACCCCGTTAGTTGGCTTATTAGAAATTTAGCACTCAATGATATTGACGTAAACTCACCAACTCCAGTGGGGCCCAAAACAAAAGCCGATTCAATAAGAATCACAGAAGCAGGAATAGATACGACTCATGAAGCTTGAAATAATCTATAAAAATTCTTCCCATTTAGTGGTCCCAGAATGGAGGGCGACCTATATTCTTCGGCCCGACCTTCTGGCCCTGTCTGCGTCTCTAATGGATTATGGATTTACTCAACCAATACAGGTTCGTAAATCCACCGGAGAAATAATTGACGGTTCAGAAAGATTCCTACTGGCCACACAAGTAAGCAGAATTTCAAATGTGGTTGGGGACGAAATTCCAGTGGTAGAGCACGACGTATCTTCGCTGGATGCCATGCTGATGCATCTACGCTTCAATCGCTCACGGGGAGCATTGGTTGCCAAGCCAATGTCAAAGATTATTAGAAAATTGGTGATGTCAAAATCAGAAGATGCAGCAAGTCTGGAGAGAGTTTTGTGCATGAAAAGGGAGGAATATGCGCTCATGATTAACAACTCTCTTCTGAAGTCTAGAAATATTAAAGAGCACGCTTACGCTCGTGCCTGGGTTCCAGTTGAAGCACCCCCTGGAACAACTGATGATTCCGGAATAGCAATTGAGTCTCCACCAAATAGCGACAGATAATCAGCGGGTTTTTATTAGTACCCTAAATATCAAAAATGGTATACTCTGTTCATAAAGTCCTTTTTAACTGAAGCGGGGATTTATGCCAGGACTGCGTTATGGCCCAGATATAACAGACGACGCCGCTGCTGCAATGGATTTTGAGAAAGAAATCCGTAGACAGCTAAGGGGCTTAAAGACCGGCCCAAGAAGGACCATGCTGAATAATAAGCTAAAGGCGATAGAGGAATATACAAGCCGGGTATTTGGCGACAAGCAAACCAGAAATCGCCTTGCCAAGTCTTCGCTCAGCCGTCAAGGCTATGCCTCAGAGGAAGAAGTTCGCGCAGTAGGCGGCAGCCTATACAGGAAGAGGAGAGGGCCCGGAATTCTTGGTCTCGCAGAAAGTCCAGAAGGCAGGCAAGACATCGGTCGTAGGCGGGGGTACAAAGCGCGTCCGGCAATGGATGAAGCCGACAGGGCCGACTACGCCAGAGCAACAGCACGCGGGAGGCGGGCTGGTCGAGGTTCGCAGGGCTCCATACTTGCTGAAATTAGAAAACAGCGCAAGAAGCAGACAGACGCTGCATCCAAGGCACGTGCAAAGTTAAAGAAAAAAGCTGCTGCTAGGAAAACAGCAAAGAAAGCCGCTAAGCCCAAGAAGGCAGCCCCTAAGAGAAAAAAGTAGTCGCAAAATGACGACTACCGCTGGAGTCTAGGCATGTTGGTTAATAAATCTGACCTAATCACATACATGGACATAAAATTATCTTTACGTCAGCAGGATGCTGCAGACATAGTCCTTGCAGGCCTTCAGTCAGAAATGGAGGGCTACCTTCGTAGGCCTGTAGAAGTTGAAGAATTTGAAGAAGAGTACGTAATTGAATCAGGTTTTCGCGGCGTGCCGATGGGTTCGTTCCTATCTACTCCAACGTCTCAGTACACAGATTCATTTGTTAATACAAACCCTGTTGAAATGTCGGAATATGCCGAACCACCACACACTATCTACCTTAGAAACTCTCCAGTTGTTTCTGTCGATGAGGTAAAAGTAAAGCCAGTAGGCAGCACAGAAAGAACACTTATAGAGGAAGTTGATTATGTTAAAAGAAGATTTGGCATCGACTATTACTACGCCCTAGATGGTGACAAGATAACAATTTCGTACACTGCAGGGCTAGACGGGGGCAATATACCCATATTTAAGCTTTTAATTCTTCGGGCTGCATCTCGTGAAATGCAAAACATGCATGACGATGTGGTTGGGTTGAAAGATTTAGAAACTAGAAACGTCGGACCACTGGTGACCGGATTCTTGGACTCAGAGTTACTTTCTATAAGGAAGTACAGACGCAGTAGAGTTTCATAATGGGAAGAGTACGAATACAAGTTGAGGTCAGAGCTGACGAAGTAGATGACCTTATAGATGGAATGAAATCAAGAATAACTGATGTTAGGCCCGCTTTTAGATGGGCGCATCAGCAGCTTAAAAGAACTTTCGCCGATAATTTCACTTCACAGGGGCTAGAGGTTGGTGGATGGGCACCGTTGAGCGCAGAGTACGCATCATGGAAACTAGCTCGCTACCCTGGAGCACCAACTCTTGTTCGGAGCGGAAGACTGTTCAGAAGTGTTGCAGAACTATCCGACCCCCTCGTAAACAAAATAGACAAGCTTTCCGCCACCTTTGGCACCGGCGTTCCATATGCTCAGTTTCATCAAACAGGAACAAGCAAAATGCCAAAACGCGAAATAGTATTTATTAATGAAACTTTTCTTAATGACCTCGCTGAAAAAATGGCGAATTATATTACTGAAGGAAATGAAGGGCTGCCCGCATAATGGCTGAGGCACCTGGCTACCCACTAATGCATGGCCCGCAGTTTGCGAAAGCGTATGTCAATAATTATCTTAAAGAAGACATCCCGGTAAGAATTATTGATTATAGAAACGGGTGGGGCGTCGACGACCAAACACTTCCTTCGCCAGAAGAATACACAGTTCACGAACCATTGGCCATAGATGCATGGCCGCTAGTCGTGAATTTGGCTATATCTACATCTGGCTTTGAGCGTATTGGGTTTGATGGTCCTGACCCCCTTTATCGCGTCGGGTACGCCATGCGGACATATGTTTGGGTCAAAACAGAGGGTCCCGAAGAGGCCACAATTATGAGGGACAGGCTTACTACCGTAGTGAGGGCGGCAATCCTCGACTATCCGTGCATGAAGGCATATGACTCTAGAAATTCCTTCCGAGCCATGATTGATGAGGGAACGCTTAGGGAGGAATTTTCTGATTTGACATTGCTTAAGGGCGACAGAGTAATGGCTGGCGCCTATATCGGGTACAACATGGACATAGACGAAGTTGTTTCTCGCAGGCCAATAGGAATTGCAAACGAAATTCAGTTCACGGTCGTCGGCGGTAAATTGACCGACCAGATACCAGAGCTGACGGCGGACTAAAAGTGTTATTATTTAAATCGAACTATTCTTTGAGAACAGTTGCAATAGTTGGAGGATTACCGTCTGTACAATATAATTTGTTAGACGGCATTGCCCATCGATATAAACAGAGGAAGGTCTTATGCCAGGCGTAGTTATCTCAACAGCAGTTAGAACGGGCCCATCATCAGCAACAGTTCGCGAGTCTTCGCAGGCCTTCTTTGTTGGTCTCGCGCCACGCGGCCCAGTTGATTCTGCAACTCTTGTGCAGAGTATTGCTGACTTTGAAAGCATCTACGGTGAATATGTCGCCTATTCATACCTACATCCAACTGTCGAAACGTTTTTCGAGGAAGGCGGCACACAATGCTACGTAGCCCGCGTAGTGGGCAGCGGTGCATCAACGGGTACTAAGGTCTTGCAGGACGCAGATGACGACCCAGTTCTAACAATTTCAGCAAACGGCCCTGGTGCATGGAGCTCGAATATTAAAGTGACAGTAACAAACCCAACATCTTCAACATTCGTAATCAGTGTTTCGTACGACGATGTTATTGTCTACTCAACAGGAACTGTTGCAACGGTTGCTCAGGCTGCTGGCAGAATTAACCTCAGCTCAGTTGCCTCTCGTTACGTTTCGGCGGAAGTAGTATCTGGAGCTACAACGATTCCAGAACCACTGGCTTCTACGGCGCTAACTGCTGGACTCGACGACCTAGCGAGCGTTGACGACGCAGCCCTGATTGGCGGTCTTGATTTGTTCAACGACGCATTCGGTACTGGTGCCGTTTCAATCCCCGACGGCGAAACTGCCGGAAGAGTTACTGGAGCAAGCCCATATACAGACTACGACGGCGATACAAAAGCTTTACCTGAAATTTCAAACGCACTGATTGCTCACGCAAATGAATACAACAGAATTGCAATAATTCATGCTGGCATAGATGACAGCGTATCCGAGGCGGCTGCTAAGTCCCTAACACTATCGACCGAAGATGGCTCAGAGCATGCAGCGATGTACTACCCATGGGTCGATGCGCCAACTGCGACAGCTGGTGTTATCCGGAGAATCCCGCCCGATGGCTATGTAGCTGCTAAGCGCTCTCTCGCACACAATCAATCTGGTGCTCACGTTCCGGCGGCTGGCCTAGTTTCTGCGGGAAGATTTATCACTGGGGTTGCTGCAGATATCAACAAGGTGACAGGCGACAATCTGGATTTAAACAACATCAATGCAATCAGAATTATTCAGAACTCGGTAAGAATCTATGGAGCCCGTGCGCTTTCGTTCGATGACGAGAACTTCAGATTCATTACCACTCAGGAAATTGTTAACCACGTGGTTGTGGAGTCACAGCGCTCGCTGGAAGACCTAGTGTTCGGCGTAATCGATGGTCGTGACACCATCTTCTCGGCGATTACTTCTAGACTCATAGCGATTCTTGCTCCGATGCGCGAGCAGGGTGCGCTATTCCAGGCGTTTGATGCAAATGGTAAGAAAATCGACAATGGCTACACCGTTCGGTGTGACGCAGCCCTCAACCCCGTTAGCCAGCTCGCTGGCGGCACGGTGAAGGCAAAAGTTGGTGTCCGCACCAGCAGCGTTGGCGACAAAATCGAAGTCGACATCATTAAGTCGAACCTAACAGCTAGCGTCGTCTAGAGAGGGATAGAAATATGGCAAAAGTATCTCAGCGTCAAGTACTAGCGAGCATTGTTCCGGTCGCTCCGGAAAAGCACCCCAAATGGACGGGCTTTTACTTTGCTCAAGTGTCCGGTGGCGAAATTACCGCATCGGTGGAGAAGATTTATGAGGGCGGCAAGCTGCGCCCAACGGTTCTCTGTGCTCCATCTGAAGTTGGCGACATTACGCTTACTGCTCACTACGACGATGACCGTATCGCCTCCGACTCGAACACCGGTATTGGTGAGAAAATCGCCTCCCTTCGTCCGCTGGTCGGCCGTGCGGAATATGACATCACGGTTGAGACCTTCGACTGCGACCTCAAGGTTCCCGGCACAGACCGCGTGTACGCAAAGGCCCTGCTGGTAGGAATAACGGAGCCAGACGGCGACTCATCCTCGGGTGCCCCAGCCACATTTTCCCTCACATTTGCAATTTCAGACGTGGAGTCTGGCGCGGGTGCTGCTGGCTGATAATTTTATCTAGTTCACGCAGCGCACAGATTCGTGTGCTAGTTTCTCCGCTATGAGCGATAACACTGAACTTTACACAACAGATAGTCCGACTCCCGCAAAGGCAAAGGGCAGGGCTGCCGAATTACCGGCAAACGAAACCCCCCTCCAGAAGCTTTCTGCTGTCATCAGGAAAAAAGTGGAGCGTCCCATTGTCTATATCCCAGTTCCAGAACGTCCTGGCGTCAAGATAAAGATAAGCCCCAACATCACTCAAAATCAGATGAAAAACTGGCGTAAGCAGGCTGGTGAGGACACCAGAAACGGCATGGATGCAACACGTTTTGCATGTTCAGTTATTGGGCATACAACAATCGGTCTCCTCTTTGATGATGAAGAGGTATTTGACGACAATGGCAATGAGCTGACGTTCGCCTCCCCCGCAATTCTCGAAATGACTCAGACGACAAGGCCTCTTCCGGATTGTGTTCGTGAGTTCTTCGGTGTTGACCCACACATCGAAGCTGCGGCTCTTTCGATTCTTGACGCCGCCGGGTACTCCGATTCGGTTGATGTCGAGGACCCTACGAAGGGGTCTTCGACGAATTAGTTGAAGACCCACTGGTCATATCTTCGGCCAGACTTGGGGAACTGTTTGGCACGGACCCCGTGCTTATTCTTGCCTCCTCTGAGGAGGAGTGGTTGATACGTCTTGCCTGTGCTAAAGTTATAAGTAACGACCGCGAAGAGCAGGAGCGTAGGGCGAAAGCCGCCGGCTAAAGCCTGGCCATCCTACACTCACGCGATTTTTTTAAAACAGAAATCGTCTGAGAGTGTTGGAGCGCCTATGGCTAGGGCCGAAGCGACAATTAATATTGAGGTAAAGGGAGCGTTACAGGGCGCTGCCGAAGTAAAAGCCCTCGATAAAGCCATAACCGGCCTAGAGCGGAGGATGTCGCGCCTTTCCTCTGGCGCTCAGGTGGCTGGCACACAGATGTCAACCTTCCTGATTGCTGCTACGAGGACAAGAAAAGTCTTCGACTCAATGGACAAAGGAATCAAGATGATGGGCATGGGCCTGTCTAAGGTTCTCGGTCTGGCAATTAAGGGAACCCTGATTCAGATGGCGCTACTATCTGCTGCGCTAGTCGGAATCCACGCTCTATTTGTTGCTGGAAAGTATCTTCATAAAGCGTACGCATTTGGCATGACTGCCATTGCTGGCGCTGCGGCATCGGCTGCAGTTGCTTTGGGCACTTTTGCTGCTGCTCAACGTGAATCGCAAGCAGCGATGTATGCCTTCAAGGGCAAGGGCGCACCTGCGTTTGGTGCAGGACTCAACCAAACGAGAGCATCGATGCGAGCTTTGCAAAGGGACGCAAACCTGGCAGGCCTTGGTGTCGAAGCAATAAATAAAGCGTATACATCGATGTCTAAGTCAATGAACTCTGCTCAGATAGCAAAGACAAGTGGGCTCCTAAAGAATCTTATGGATTTCGGTGCAGCAGGTAAGGACCCAGCACAGGCTGCTGAGCAGGTCGGTGCCGTTATTGCCGCCCTAAATGACTCAAAGAAGAGTATGACTGATGTTAAGGCTGCCGCTAAAGAACTCGGCCCAGAAATGGAAGCTGCGCTCAAGAAGGCAAAAGTTACATCTAAGAAAGAACTTAAAGCCCTAATCATGTCTGGCGAACTAGCCAAAATGGGCGGTGTGGCCGGTCAGTTTGAAGCAGTGAATCAAACTCTTATTGCATCAATAAAAAAGTATTTCACTCTCCTTAGAGGAGATTTCGGAGATTTCGGTCAGGAATTCCTCGGCCCAGCAAAGGTAGCGATAGAGAAAATATATCGCATCATAAGGAAAGACCTTCTTCGGGTATCCGGCTCACTTGCTGAATTCGGTCGCGGACCAATGATGGACTCGCTTGTCAGCGGTATAGAGAAGACGTCTAATTTCTTTGTAAAACTTGTACGTGAATGGCTTCCCGAAACAAAAGGATTTTTCAAAGACATTGGGAACTGGTGGCAAAGAGTAAGTAGATGGTTCAGAATAACTAAAGAGAACCTAAAGCCATACATCGAGGGCGCCAGGGCCATTGAGGGAATGTTTGGCAACATATGGAAAGAACTTAAGGCAGGCATAAAAGACGCCCTTGGTCAATTCAATGAGCAGGTAATTAAATACAAGGATGACCTCGGGGAGCTTGGTACTAATATCGGAAATTTGCTTAATGCGGTGATGGATATATCCAAAACATTTAGAAAAGCATTCTTTGACGCATTGCCATTTATAAACGACCTAGTTAAGGGACTCACGGATGTTGTAAAGATGCTTAATAGCATATTTGGAATGTTTACGAACATGTTCGGTGGCAAGGGTGGCGCTGGACTGATGGCACTAGCAATAATGTTCCGCCAGATGAAGGGGCATAAAGGCGGATATCTGGGCAAAGACAATGCCATGGCTCCGAACACTGTAAACATCAATACCCCGGTCGTAAATATTGGTGGAAGACCAATACCTACTCAACCAGGAGGAACCCCACCACCTCGCGGTCCACTCCCAATAGGTCCCGGACAGCAGCCAAGGGGAACGATAGGACCCGGGCCCATATATCCGGGGTTGGGCCCAGGTCCAAGACCAATGGGGGCTATAGGTCCGGGTCCAAGAATTATGGGTGCGATTGGCCCTGGTTCAATGACAGGCACTGCAACAAGCTCCGCTCTTGTTGCGACCTCCCAGCCGAAAATCGTGTCTTCTGCTAGCCCAGCAAGAATAGCAGCAATACAAAGGAGATATGACTTGCTCCCGCCTGGACCGGAAAAAGACCAAGCAGCCGCATGGCTTTCATCCAGGGGGGTCACCCCTGGCGCTGGTAGCGGAGAAAGACTCTCTTCAGGTGCACGTGGACCTGGAAATGGATACACAGCTGGAACGACTCCTGGTGCCGGAGGTTCACCGTCCGGTGGAACAGGCGGACCTGGCACCGCGCCCCCGGGAGCTGGAGGACCAGGAACAACTGGGGCAACATCTCGTCTTAATTTTCTAACCCGTATGTATCGTGCTCAATACAACCCGGCGTTTGGTCTAGACGGAAGAGAAAACGACCTATTCCGCTCAAAGACAACCGGGCGTAGGTATGCATTCCAAGAAATGACGACTGTAAAAGATGCCGATGGGAATGACGTAAGGGTTCCAACTGGTCGAATTCTTAGCACTAAAACTGGGCAACAGATAGGAACCATAAACGAAGCTGGTCAGGTATCCACAAAAGGATTTTCCGGCAGAGGAGAAGGCGTAGGGACGCGCATGAGGATGGCCGGGCTGGCAAACAGGTCAAGAAGAGAAAGCGCACTTGGCTCCGCAATCCTTGGCAACGAAAAACTTGGCATTGGCGGAATAAACAACTCAATGAGCGCAAAGATGGGCGTAGGTATGGGGATGTCTCTTGCGTCTCAATTTATGCCTGAAGAGATGCAGGGTGCAATGGCTCTTGGAGGAATAGTCGGTCAATTCAACCCGCTTGCCGGTCTTGCTGTTGGTCTTGGAGGCGCAGCTCTTAATGCGCAAAGCGCTAAGGCTGGAGCATTAACTGGTGCTGGCGCTGGTGCCGCCATAGGAACGATGATTGCTCCTGGCATAGGTACTGCAGTTGGTGCAGCGCTGGGGACCATAACTGGTGCAATTAGGGGATTCACCAACGGAATGGCCGTACGTGCAAAAGAAGCTAAAGCAGCAATGAATGGATTCCTCGACAACATAATGATGAGTGAATTTGTTGCCGCTGGTGAAAGAATTAAAAGAATCGAAGCAACCGTGGCAGCAGGCGGCGACATATCCAATATGGATGCGGGCTTGAGTGGTGTGGCCGGAAACACTGCTGACAAGTTGGGAAGATTTCAGGAGAAACTACAGAAGGGTAGATTCAAGGGTAAGTACGCCGGTTCAACCTTGGGGCAAGCCGGGAGTGGGTTTAAGGGGGGAGCAAAAATTGGTGGAGGCTTGGGAACGGTTGCCGGTGGAGTATTAGGTTCAGTGGGCGGGCCACTTGGCATAGCGATAGGGGCTGGAATAGGCGCAGCAATAGGTGGGACTATCGGCGGTCTTGTTGGCGGAATAGCTGGCGGAGTGAAGGGTCTATTCAATAGAGGTGGGCGTAAAAAGCAACTAGAAAAAGATAAAGCAGTTTTCAAGGACGCCCTCAAAGACCCAGCATTTAAAGACCTGTTCTCAGAGGAAGAACTTAAGAAGCTAGACAAAGATGAGGCTTCTGGTTTTAAAGAGCTGCAAAAAGGTCTACCGGACAGAATCGACGCAATGAAGACCATAGACGAGCAGACGACTGTGAGAATGAAACGTCTACAAGAGGCTAGTGGTAAGTCTGGCGCTGAAATTGAACAACTAGCAAAGAAACTTGGTATAGACCTTTATGACCCTATGGTTGACTTCACCAAGCTTGTTACAGACCTTGGATTTGCCACTAGAAAAACAGCGATAGAACTAAAGAATATGAACATCGACTCATTTGCTGATGGTTTAAGTGCATTTGACGAAGCCATAAAAAATATAGTTGACCCACAAATATACGACGAAGCTGGTTTTGCATTGGCTAGTGCAGTCGATTCCGGGAATGACCCGATAGCTGTTATTGAAGCGCTAAAGAAGTTCCAGGAATCATCACTTTCTATGTTCGACAGCCCCATTGATGCGCTTTATGGTCAGCAGGACCAGCTAGGAACAAAGGATGCCCCAGGAGCCGCATTTAAACCTGGTGGCTTTATGTACGGGATAGACCCAAAGGACTTCTTCACAGATAGAGTCACAAATGCTCTTGATGCCTCAAACAGACGAACAGAGCAGGGATTTATAGGCACTGCTTCTGCCGACATATCGGCGCAGATGGCTGGTCTTGGGTTCCTGTCTAACGATAAAGAGATAGGCGGCCTCATATCTGGAATGAGTGCCGATAACAGACGTAAGTTCCTTACCGACTATGAAGCTGGAAAGATTAACTTTAAAAATCCTCTTGCTGATAAAACAGAAGAAGAGAAAAAGAAGCTAATTAAAGATTCAGGTTTTGCAACTGAATCT